CTCGGCTCGCGCGCTGCCAACCAGGCTGCTGGTGCAGCCTTCAAGGCATTCGCCAAGTGATCCACCTCATCATTGCCTACATCGGCAAGTGATGAGAAAGCCTCGCTCATGGGTTCAAAAGACCCATGAGCGAGGTTCATTCTTTTAACCCTTCTTTTTTTCTCTCAACAAAAAGGACTACCAAATGGGCGTACTAAGGCTCAATGCTCTCCGTAGCACTGGCGCGATTAAGGTCCCTGAGCAAAGTCTTATCGATCAGAATACCTTCAGTCTCGAAGCAATCGATATGAAGAAGTCGCACAAGTATGGCGAACTCATCATTGATGAAACTTTCGAAGCTGTCGCGGTTCTCCAAAACATCAGCAAGTACATTGGTGAGCATGGTATCACACCTACTCTCATTAGTCTTGTTGGTCAGGATCTCGATAAGCGGGGGATCAATCTCAAGCTGCATCCAGCCGGTGATGCTATCTCAGCCATCGAAGGCATGATCGATGATGTCAAATCCGGTAACATTAGTGCTGTGCTCATGCGCATCATTGACGCTATCGCAGATTTCATCAATGACTGCATCGATGCTAACCGTCGCAAGATCAATGAGCTCAGGGCTCTTTCTGGCGAGAAGCTCAAGGATATCGCTTCTGTTGACACTGACAAATTCAGCTTCATTCAGAGCAACATCCTCCCGATGGCAGATTTCAAAAGCGTTGTCGAGAAGCTGTCGTCTCTCAATTACAATACTGTTGTTGTAAGTGGTGATGATTCCGTGGTCAAATCCCTTGATCCCAGTTTCGTTACCATCCTCGGTAAAGTTGGTTACGGCGTCGATGATGATGAGATCGGTCGTCTAAAAGATCACACACTCAAGGTTGAAGAGATGCGTACTCTTGGTTGGAGCGTTAACGAGGTTAAAGTCATTACCGCATCCACTATTACCGCCCTCACTAACGTGAGAACAGCCGGTACCAACGCTATCAACACCTGGAAGGCCGAAGCCAAATCCGTTGATAACAAAATCACGGCTGAAGAAGCTAAGGCGATGCAAAACCGTCTTGCTCATATTCAGAAAGTCATTGTCGTCATTGAACGAGTTAGCCTCGTTCTTGCCGATCAATTGATGAGCGTCCTCAAGAAGATTGAGGTCAAAACCACGTGAGTTCGCCCATCCACCTACAGGATCATACCTGTAGGTGGAGGTCTCTTAAAATAAGGAATTAAACAATGAACCCTAGTCTTGAGGCAGTAGCATTCCAAGGTGGTAGTAAACTAGCCATCGCTCTCATTGAAATTTTCCAGGAGGTTATCAATCATCGTGATAGTCTAACAAAGACATCGGAAGAATACAAATTTGATACGGTTACCTTCTTCCATAATGTCAGTGTCAAAAAGATGATCGATGCCATCAACAAGACTACTGGTCTTGTCGTACCTAAAATTATCGTTTCCAAATATCCAAATATGGCTTTCGAATGTCGTATGTTCGTAGCCGACGATGTTGCGCTTGGCGATTCCATAAGCCGATTCAGTGGTCTAGGATTCGATCCGCATGCCTACATCGATCCGAAAGATCCTTACGGAACTCCATTCAAATCTGAAGAAGAGATTAAGGAGAGTTTAAAGAACATCTCCAAGCTACTTGATGTTAGCTCAAGTAAGCTCTCTCCCAAGGCCGATAAGAAATACCCCGATATGAGTGTTGTCATCCTCTTCGATCCTTGGACAGCATTCCTCAGCAAGGAGTGTTACACCACTCAAGTTGATTATTTGACTGCTGCTGAAATCGCTGCCATCCTGATCCACGAAGTTGGTCACATGATATCGGCCGTTGAATACGGTGGCGATCTTATCCGTCGTCATGACCGTCTTCTTCAGCTCACCTCGGTTGACAATAAGAAGGTGTCGAATAAGATACTACTCGATAGACTCTCCGCTCTCAAGGAAGGACTTTCGAAGACCGGCAGGATTGAAGAAACTAACAACTCTTTACTGATCGCCGAGAATTCGACTGATCAGAACAACAGCATGGTTTCCGAATTCTTCGCAACTGTTGCTGGCGCGCCAGCTGTTGCACTGAATGCTATTCAAGCTATGCTTGGTGGTCTCCTCTGCCGTCTGATGTATACCGCTCTTGGACCTGATACAGGAAGCACTATCTCGGGAGACTTCTACGTTAATAAGTCAAGCGACTTCCTGACTACAGATGCAAGTAACAAGATTTGTGAGCGCTACGCTGACGAGTTCACAGTTCGACATGGTCTTGCCGCTGCTCTGATTTCGGGATTGGAGAAGACTAACAAAATTGAAGAAGGTGCATCCATCTCTAGCAACATCGATATCGTTCGCAAGTCGAGCATCAACTTCCACATCAACACCATAGTCACCAGACTTAGTGTCATCCTGGCTGGTAGAAGTACCGTCAACGGTGGACTCACTTATGAATCGAATATCATGCGATCGGAACGCAACTTACAGAATCTCATCAAGATCTTTAAGCACGAAGGTCTTAGTGATGAGGTTATGAACTTCTACTTGGATGAAGTTGTCAAGTGTGAGAACCTTATCCGTAAGCTGAAGTCATCTCGTGAGTTCTACGAATCGGTTGACCGCTTCGCCATCATCGCTCAAACCTTCCTGTCTGTTGGTGGATTGATCAATATCCTCAAACACGGGATGATGGACCAGAGTTATACCAAGCTACTGAACGCTATCGAGGCGACCAGCTCCAACAAGCTGTTCATTCGTAGCGCTCAGCTAAACCAGCTCAGTCAATGAGAACCCCCATCACCCATCTCCCTTGCGGGAGATGGGTGATGGGTGGTGTTCATTTTGGAGTCGGCTTGGCTTTGTAGCCGGCAGCGGTGAGGAGCTGAAGGATGGGTCCAACAGCAGCATCAGTGATACCGAAGACTCGGAAGTCGACGAACTTGGTAGCGGTGAGAACTTCAAGAGAAGCGATCCACGGTACTGCAATAGCAACCCGCTTACTAACTTCTCCATCATCGCTTGTACGGATGATGATAAATGGAGTGCTATCATCAAGGTTAACAATGTTTGCGTTCTCGGGTGCTCCGATGTCGATGGACTTCAAGACCTGGTCCTGGTAGCCATCAACGTCACTGATGATAGAAGCCATGCTCTTGGTTGCAATGGCTTCGATGACACCAATGTAGACATTGGAATCGTAGGTGTTGACTGTTGTGAAGGAGACCTTCGTAAGTCTGTCAACAAGGTGACCAAGGATATCGATGCTCATTTCTTAGCTTCCTTGCTTTTAGGGTCATCGTTGACGACGACACTGTTAGGAACCATGATTCTGTTGGCGAAGAGGAATTTTAAAGCCACTTCACCGAAGCGATTCATCATGGCGATGTCTGTGCTAATCGGTTGAACAATCACATGATTGCCCTTAGTCTCAGCCATCTCCAAGTTGACGAAGCTATTCGTCATAACATCGTAAACGCAGAGTCCCATTTCTCTTGCGGTTAGGAATTGACTGATTTCGAGTTTACTCGCGATCCATTCACGAGAAGGTTCTGTTTCTGTGAGAGGCAGAATCTCATTGAGGTCCGGGGTAGGGCTGTATTTGAGAACGCACATCTCGACGAATTGAATGCCTGAAATGAAGGCATGGGCAAGAACAGCAGCGAGAGATTTTTTCTCTTTGCGCTCTTCTTTGATGATGTCCGAGAGAGCTCGCTTGAGCGTAGCAAAGCTACCCAAGACAGTACCTTCCAACAAACTGCGACGAGTTGCTGTGAAGGTATCATGGACAACCTCATTAGCAGCGATGTGGTCGTAAGCCTTACCGCCGATAACGAAGGTGCTCAGGTTGCGGAACTTGACATGGTTGTAAAGCTCAGTGGCAACAGAGAGCTCTTTGGCGATGTACGGATCATCTTTTTCTTTGGTGCGGCGTTCGATGAACGCCGACAAATCTTTGAGGTACGCACCGATGATGATCTTCTCGTCAGCGTGTCCTACGATCTGACAATCCGCGTCGTAGGTAGCGATACCACTAAGCATCAGTCTACGCCGTTTGAACTTAACATCCACGTTGTCGACAGTGATTAGCTTTTGGTAATTCGCAACATTGTAGCCGAGGATAGCACCAAGGGCTGTCAAGTGTTGTGTCAGTGGGTTGCCGGTAGCATCGAGAGTGAAGATCGCTACATTGTGGCCTTCTGTGGCCTGATGGAACATCTCTTCAAACTGCTGCTGGATGGTTGAGTCGTAAGCCGACCCGGCAATGACAGTGAGTTTGTCTTTACTGTCGATGGCTTCCTTGATCAGGTTCTTAAGGATAGGCCAGTTGGGCGAGTTGGAAATGAGAGCTGTCGGACAGACAACCAATTTACCACCCTCCATGACGTATTCTGTTCCCTGTTCAGCATTCAGCATGTTACCGCTGAAGACCGAAGCTCGACTCGACATGAAGTCGCAATCTTTCGTTTCGAAGCTGTAGAGAGCAGCTGACTCGTGCGTTTCTCGACGGTAGTGGATGTTCTTCCACGCTTCGGGTGAAATGCTACTGAAGAACTGACTGACCATCTCAGCAAGTACTTTGTCTCCGTGGGATGAGGTCATGGCTTGGTGATAAGCCAAGGCCGCGATCTTGTCTTTGGGAGTTTCCTTCGTGACCTTGATGGCGTAAGCGTTCATTTTTTCGACGACACGAGCTACGAAAGCCTCGTACTCAGAGCGGAACTGGGTATAGGTGATATGATTCAGATATTTCTTCTGGTCATCGACCTCGCTGAGATACTTACGGATCTCAAGGAGGACTTTCGTGACAACGATCATCGAGGATGTTGTACCATCACCAGCCGAACGCTCAACGCAGGAACCGATGTAGGTGATCATGTCCTTGACATGACGCTGCATCAGATTGACGAACTCGATTGAACGGACGATGTTGATACCGTCCTTGGTGAACGTTGGTTCCAGGCCCGATCCAGGAGTTGCAGCCAAGATGGCATACTTGCCATAAGGACCACAATAGTCACTGAGGAGGTTGAGCATGAACTCGAAGGTTTTGATCATTGTGTCATCGATATTCTTGTCTTCGATGATGTTGGTTTTGCCTTCGTAAGCATCCAGGATCATGGCGCCCGGTCGTTCATTGTCGTTTTTTGTCATTTAGATATTTCCTGTTTCAGTTTAGCCGCCGAGTTTGCTTTCTCGGCAAGTTCATCTCTGTAGCTGTTTTCAAGAGCTACGATCCGGTCTTCAAGATCTATGAAACTGGCGAAGTCGAACTTAAAGATATCGTTCGGCGTAAGTCCTAGGATGTTAACCAAGAACCTATCACCTCCCATAGGGTCACGATTGATCGGCTTAAGACAGAGGTTCATGACCCGGTGGTAAAACGGGCTATTTATCTCATCAGTGTCGATCTTGTAACCATACCTGTAGGTACTAGCTATGGGAGCGATTTTGTTAGGATAGAAAATGGCTTCGTATTGGTGACAGAACAGGTAGTACCTATCGAAGCCAGATGTCTTGTCCAAATCATTTCTAAGTTCGTCGTAGTTCCTAAAGTAATGCTTTACTTGATCCTTTTGGCTATCTTGATTCCGGAAAGCATAAAAAAAGCTGTAGAGGGGTCCCAAGTCTTGAAGGAACCAGCCTCCTCATCTTTGGCGCCGCAAGCGACGCATGCTTCATTGAGATAGCCGATGAAACTAACTCGTGTGTCTTTGGGAAGATTGGAGAGAGCTTCTTTGATTTCATCGAAGGCATCGGTATCTTGGAACTGTGCGATGACGCTATAGATAGCGTTGATATCTTCAGTTTCGATGCGCGGGATGTCCTCTGCTTCGTGTGCCATTTTGCGGATCCACGGAGCGAAGGTGTTGGCGAACAGGATGGTCAGCTGATGCACAACCTTGTTAGAGGTAATGGTACGCTCACCTTGAGTGTTGGCAACAAGACGGGCGATGATCTTGTTGTTGTAGTCGATGACTTCTTGAACACTCGGGACTTTCGTGTAGAAAGTGTAATCTTCGACTTTGAACTGTCTGTTACCGCCGATGAGGGTGTTGCGATAGATGTTAGCTTGTTCGACGGTAACTGTTTGACCAAGCAACATCTCGTATGCTTTATCACCAAGCATAGAGGTATTGACCTGACGAAGTTTGCCGATGTCGTAAAGAACATCACGCTCATGCTTGCACTCTTCTTTGATGCAGATGTGAGGGAGAGAGTATCCCTTCATGTACATAGTTCTGGTGACAGCCCAGATGAGAGTTTCGTAGTCGTGGATGCTGACGGAGTTGGCGAAATTGTTCCCCTTCTCCCAATCAACCAGATTGCAATCTTTGATCAGGAGCGGGAAGAACTCCATGAACTTTGCTTTGATGTAGTTGTCACTGATGTAGAAATAGTGACCGCCAAGGATGCTACCGATTTCGCGGCCATCAGCATCGGCATTGATGATGAAGCGGTTCAGCTCTTCGATGGTAGGAGGACGGATGGTGACGGAGAAGCCAGAACCGAGAAGGAAGATTTTTTGGTAACCGCGCATACGGGCAGTGAAGACGTTCTCGGCGTCCTTACCGGTAAGTTCACCAACCTTGTTGGCGCCATATGCAGCTCTTGTGCGGATGCGTTCATCGAGGGAGGAATCGCGGAAAACAGCACCTGAGGCCTCTTGGCGCATAACGGCACTATTGTTGAAGTCGGTGTTGCGATTGCGAACAGGAGACTCAACACTCTCTGCGATGCGAATGCGCAGATCGCTAGGGTTATCCTTGAAGAGCTTTTCGGTCTCAACGCCTTCGAGGGATTTATTGATCCACTCCATGGCCTGCATGACTTGCTTCTGGCTGGCGAGGAGAAGCGAGAACATGTCTCTGAAATCGGCCGAATCGCCGCCTCGGTCCTTTGCAGCTTTTGCGGAGTTCTGTTTTTGTTGTTCGACCGGATCGATCACTTTGACTTTTTCGGCGCCGAGAGTTTCACCGGCAGCATCGATTCTGGAAGCCATCTCGTCATGATTAACTTGAGTCATAGGTTGTCCTTGTTGCAGTTGAATTGAGGGATCTCCTGAGACGGAGTATAAAATAACAATAGTCTTTTTAATAAAGAGAGCTCCTCTAGTCCCTCACGGGACTAGAGGATCGGAGGTTCATTTCCTGATGAATTGAATGGACGCCGGAATGAGTGACTTAACGGTCATGTACTTGTTGTCGTAACAGATGACATTTCTCGTTACACCCAACTCTTTCCCTAGATGGATGGTGGCAGTGTATGTCTCTTTGATCTTCTTGGAATACTCCTTCACGGAGACTGTAGAGTGGCCATCCAAGAAAACGAGATTAACTGTACCGAGAGGCGTATTGATCTGAAGGCGCGATGGTTCATCGAGCTCGTGAGCTGAAATATTTAACGGGCAGCTAAAGCTACTCGATTTACCCGGTTCCGTGAACTTATCGAAGCTGTCGGCAACTTCGATAAGGTGTAGGTATGTTAAATCGTCGACGATATGAACGAATTCTTCTGGCTCGGGTTCCTTGACTTTGAGCTTCGTGATCAGAACAGATTTCTCGGTATTCTGAATGATGAAGTCTTCTGTGTGATTTTTGGACGTGAGGAGAATCATACTCATCGGCTGATGCATGAAGAAGATTTTCTGCATATCGATGTACTTACCGTAGACTTTTCTGAAGAGATCCATGATCTTCCGGTCTTTGAAGTAAACGGTATGTACAACATCATTGATGGTCGGTTTGTAGTCGAAGATGCCATCGCACTCGATAGACGTGAAGAGGAGCTTGTTCGGGAATTCTGGATTATAGACAATCCACTTCGGTCTACGGCGGAATGTGGACGCAATGTGGAGTTTGAGGAATTCTTCCTCTTGTTTACTTAAAGCATCGCTCATGATTATGCCTTTGGGTTGGTTCATGGAATGACTACCCTAGGTAAAAATAAAGAAGATCATCCATCCTGACCAGGCGGTCAGGATGGATGAGGAGAGATCAGTATGGGTTGGCAACTCGGTAAGCACCATAGAAGACATCTTCAAGATTGTCCTTGGTGGCATCAAGGGCTTTCTTGGCTGCCAGGTAGTCTTCACATGCTTTGCGAAGATCGGGAGATTCGATGCTCGGGTCGGCAACGACAGATGCGATGATGGAATCAACATCGAGCCAGACAGGAACATCTGTAGACGGGGGACCGTTTTTACCTTCAAGAAGACGCGCTTTGACGATGGCGGTGACTTTCTCGTAGATGTCGTTGTAGAGCTTGCCAGTGTTGACGAGGGCATCGCAAGATTTTGTGACTTTGGCGAGAACGGCTTCGTAGTTCTCAGCGGTCATGTTGAAGCAGCACTCTTCAGCTTCGTTGAGCATGCGCTGCTGAAGAACGAGACGAGCGATAGCGGCGGAAGCTTTGGCGGTGAGGTTGAAATCAGGCATGGAGTGATATCCTTTTGGTTGTTAGAATGGTAAGTGCTAGTCTTGCTCTAGCTTTGCATACTATTGTTTATTTACGTCCGTCGATCATAATCTACCACCTGCCAGAAATCATACAAGGAGAATCCAACTATGGAAAGAGTTGCAGACGAAGTTGTCCGCCCACAGCTTCTAGCGTCCTACAAAAACAACATGCTTAGCCTGTTGACTGCATCCACCAAATGCTCGCCCGAAGAGGCTATGGCATACATCGAATCACAAATGACCCGTCTCAAAAATCCTGCCATCACCTGCGTTGAAAACCCTAGAGATGGGGTTGCCAAAGTTGTATCAAGCAACCTCGGTAATTATCTTCAAAAGTACAACAAAGACATCATTACTCCTAGTGGTACAGTCTACAAGCCAGCTCACGTTGAAGAAGCGTTCCTTTCAACTATGACCAAAGAAGGTCTTCTCGAACGGAAGACTCTGAAGAAGAAACAATTCGCCGCTGAAGAGTCTGGCGAGAAGATGATGGTCCGCAAGTACAAGTGTGCACAGACTACAGTTAAGGTTCGCCTAAACTCACTCCCTGGTGGATACGGCTCTGCGTACAACGTCTTCTACTGCAAAGCCGGCTACAACTCGATCACCTCAAGCGCTCGAGCGATGATCGCGCACTCTTACACTACAGCTGAGAATACACTCGGTGGTAACTTCGCCTGGTTCAATGTCACCGAAGCTCTCAACTGGGCTATTCTTTGCAATCGCCTTGGTCCACCACATGAGACCATCCAGAACGCCATTACCAAGTATAACATCAGAGCTGTCTCGGCAGAAGATGTTGTCGACTACATGACCAAAACAGTCATGCAATACAAACGACGTGATAACTTTGGAATGCTCGCTCAGTACATCAGAAGCCTCCCTTGGCATGTGCACCAGTTCATCTACTACGCCAGCAACCTGCGCCATCTCTTCTGGGCTAATGAATCAATCTTCCGCCCCATCATCCAAGATATCCTTACACCGATCGTTGAAGTTGACCCTAGTGTCGACCCTAAGGATATCCATAAGTTCGATGGGGACATGATGCCTATCGTCTACACTATCCTTAGTCCTCAACTGGCCGACACCAAACATAGTGAACTGGTCGACAAGCATCCGAATCTCGCAAGACTTTGTGTCCAGACAGCCAAGTCTATGGACAAAAAACTCCGGTTCCTGGATGATCTGTTCGAAACGTTCATCTACCACAACATCATGACGCCCAACATCCTTACTCGCAAAGCGATGATTAGGAATACCGTCATCATCTCTGACACTGACTCGGTTATCTTTACCTCAAAGGACTGGGCAGAGTGGTTCGTTGGTCACCTTAACAACATCGATGTTCCACACTTCAGCATCTCGGCTCTTGTCACCTACTGGCTCACCAAAGCCAACGATGATGCCATGAGTAAATTCAGCATCGCTCAGGGTGCGACTAAAGAGAACACCAAGATCATGCGGATGAAGAACGAGTTCTTGTATCCTGCGCTGATCCTGTACGATACCAAAAAGACATACGCCGGTCTCATCAAGATTCAAGAAGGTGTCAACTTACCTAAGCCTAAGCCTGACATCAAAGGTGCGGTTCTCAAAGGTTCAACTATCGCTGAAGATAGTTTGGACTTCATCGAAGATCTCATCATCAACGATATCGTTATCCCAGCTACAAAAGGGGATATTAGCGGTATTGCTCTCATCGATAAAGTCATCGCTTTCGAACAGGCTATCCGAGAGAGTTTAGCTAAGGGTGAACTCACCTATCTCCCTAAGCAAACCGTCAAGATGGATAAGGACTACGACAACCCTGAGGGTTCAGTCTGGGCCTATTGCGATGCTTGGAATGCCGTTTTCGGCGATAAGTACGGAATCATCAATCCTCCTGATAAAGTACCTCTCATCAAGCTCTGCACGATCACGCCGCAGTACCTGGAATGGCTCAATGAGCGCAATCCTTCTGCCTACAAGAAATACCTTGCTCATGTTGGCGACAAGAAGCAACCTTCGGCGATCGTCCTACATTCTCTTTGTAGGTCTATTCCTGAAGAACTGATTCCGCTCATCAACGTTAGACACATCATCTTCAGTAACCTCAAGCCCGCTTACCTAACACTTGAGCGCTTGGGTATCGCTGTTGGCCATGATAAGCGTCAGCTTCTGCTTGGTGACATCTACGGTTCTTAAGATACACTCCGTCAACCTACGGCCTTTCGGCCGTAGGTTGGTGGTCATCTTATAAACAGGAAGGAGGTATTGGCAATGTTGTACATCATTCTACTTATGATCGCTGCGACTCTGTTCTTCTGTATGAACACAGCTTACAAATTCTTCAATATCGCATCTCCGGATCAGCGCCATATGCTGTTCAAGAGAATAAACGATATGCACGACCTCAGGATCTTTCATAGAAAGTGCAGCTTCTCGGTTACTCAAACTGCCAAAGTTTTCCATTTTGAGGATATCCACATTGAGATAATAGATCACGACTCCGTGGTATACAACATCTGTATCTATCACAATGGACTTGGGTGGTTATACAACTGCTCGAATAAGAATGGGCTATCCAGGAACGGGTTTAAAATCATTATGAATGCGCTAGATCGCCTAGAAAGAAAGAAATGACAATCAAACAGAGCAAGGCTCACCCCTCCCGGCGCAAGCCGGGAGGGGTGAGCTAGGCTTCATGTTGTCTTTTTGGAGGTGTTAGACCTTAGGCCCCGCAATCCAGGAGGACCAATTCCTGGATAAGTTAGACTACCTAGGGTAAACCACGAGGACACAAAACCCCTAAACAGCTAACTTACCGCCGGTCAAACCTCCAGAGCACACACATGCCAACCCTTGTAACCACCTAGACACCGAACTGTCTTGGTAGCCGAATTAACCAGTGGCTTGCCTATCCTTTATCCCCATCTACAAGGGCTGCTAAAAGCTGGGAGGTACAGGCAAGTGATTTCGAGTATATAATGATTAATTCAAAAAGTGTAGTTCATTGGCTCATAGATCTACATTACCTGGGTGAATAAGCTATCAAAAGCTTAAGTCTTAACCCTAAAACCATGAGGAATCGCCATGAGCAATGAATCTGAAGATAACAAGCGAGTTGCTATCGACATCAAAATCTCATTCGGCATGCTGCTTGCAGCAGCCGCCTTCGTTCTCGTTCTTACCGCTCCTAAAATGTTCAAATAAGGAGAACCCGCCATGAGTAGCGATCTGAAGAATCTACTTGAAGTAGCTGAAGTCGCCTGGGCTGTCTCGGCTCACGCCAAAAGGAATCTCTACAGTCTGGCTGAGGACGCCATAAAAGGCAAAGCCTCGAGATCGGTCTGGGAGTCATCGCTGAACGACGCCCGTCAAAAGGCGAAGCATTCGGCTCTCCAGGCCCAAATAGCCTATCACGCTCATCGTGGTGGCAAAGGCGACGACGAGGATTACCAGCAGACTGAACTGTTGGTAAGTCTGTCGGCCAAACTCGAAAAGGAGCTTAGCTCCATCACACCAAGAAAACTGATTCTCGAGGAGACCGTCTGCGTCTCCTAAGAGATGAGGTTCAAGGAGAAAACAATGATTACGTTCGAAACAAGTGTTGCTATTTCCTTGGACCTTAAAGCCGTAGGTATCGATAAGGATATCGGCATCTACGAAAACTTTACCGAACTCTCTAAGGGGTTCTACAAAGAAGCGTGCGAACGCTTCAGGTCCAAGTTGAAGCGCTATGAGCTCACTCTAGAAGCCCACCGCGTACTCTGGTCTCATGGCCAAGATGTAAATGCTGGGTTGCTAGAAGCAGCTAAGGCGATCGCCGATTACGAAGCTAGTCTTGATAAGCACATAACGAATATTGATCTTAACAGAGCTCTCGATTTCATCAAAGAACAAGATGAGAAGAGTGTTACTGTTACAGACAACGTTCTGTGCATCAAGGCCGCTAATGGTCTAATGCTCGCATCGATTTCCATGACCTTCAAAAATTCCCAGCTGGCTGAGCAAAATGCTCGACTAGTTGAAAGGTTCTTTGAAACTGAAGGCTACATCGTTGTTCCCCAGGGTATGCGTAGCCTGGATGGTTTCTATAGGAACCAATGGAAGGACGGCATGGATTATCTAGCTGACGTAGCTCAAATGAGCCAATGAATCCTGGTGGTTGGAGTAATCCGGCCTTCATCTTCAACTTAACCCCCTTACACAAAAAATGGACCAAAAACTTCTAAGTGATAGCCACGCGGCTCTTGAGATCATGCGCCATGAGAAAGAAACATGGACGCAGAAAATGAAACGCCAACAGCAACAGGAGGAAGCTACGAATGAGCGAATCGTTATCGTACGTACGCGACCTTCTGGTTGCTTACGGCCTGAGACCAAAAGCTGACTTAAGGTCTCTGCGAGAATGTTTAGATAACCTAATCGGTCAAATGGCCGTAGAACAATCAACAACAAGGAAGGCTCTGATGTACGACGACATTAGCAAAATGGATTCGGCCATCAAGGCCGCCGCTGAACTCGAAAAGAAAGTGAGCGAAAAGGTCAGAGATCTTGTCGACACTCTTGCCAATTTCCCGGAAGATATCGACTGGGATCGCTGGCTGGCTGAGGTCAAGAACGAATGCGCTCTCCTTAAAGAGGGTGGTATCGAGCTTGAAGCAGCCGCTCTGCGTCAGGTAGAACAGATGATGAAAGGAGAATCTGCCGAACTGAAGGTTTTCCCTGACAACAGCAGACGCTGGGTCAGGAACAAGAAAACCGACAGTGGCGAAGAGGTCCTCATCGAAGTTCAAGAAAGACTCAAAGTCTATGAACAGAACCCTGACAAATCTCTTGAAGCCATGCATCATGAGATCCGCGCTTTGATCGCTAAGAATAAGAAACTTGGCAATCATCGAGCCATGACAGAGCTCAAGGCTGAACAGGCCCTGACGCGGTCTTACAACATCATCATCAAGAGCGGCAACTACGTCGCCGAACGGCATAACGGCAAAACCACATTCACCAAAATCACCCCCAAACAAGAACCTGAACAGGAGATCGTCACCATGTCCAAAGACAACAACAACAGCAACGAATCCGCCGCTGAATCCATCATCATCGATAGCGGTGCCCAACCCGAAGCGCAGCATGAAGCTGCAAAGGAGAAAGAAGCGATGAGCCAAGAAGCCAAGCCCGTCAAATTCGGCGGCATCACCAAACGCGACGTCGGCGCCTTCACGGCCGGTGCCGTCACCGTCCTGGTCCTTCAGTGGGCCTGGAAAGCGTTCTCCAAGTAACGCGCTATCATCCCCATCTAGTCTGCGGCTAGATGGGGATGGTGGTTACACCTATGAAAAAAGAGTATCAGCTAGAACTTCTGGCCAGTGAGCGTAGACATCTGATTATCCAGTGCCAGATCGAAATTATAAGACTGGAAATAAAGCGAAACGAATTACGCTTCGAAAAGCCATCCAGGCTTAACTCGATTCCCAAGATTTCACGCAGCTGATTAGCTGCATAACTAACGAGCAATCGTTAGTTATTTTTTTTTCGCCTATCTGATCATTTCTTCAGATCTACATTACTTAAATGTACTCAACATCAAATCTACCAAATGGAGGTGAAATATGACTAGAGTTAATGTTGCCATAGATCCCTCCTCGTTAACAGATCAGCATCTGTTGGCAGAATATCGCGAGATTCTTAGGGTGCGAATAGAACCAGATAGAACAACTCCAAAACAAATACCTCCAGAATTTACATTAGGTAAAGGTCATGTTAAGTTCTTTGCCGATAAGGGTAAGTTTATAAGCGAGCGATTCGATCGCATAAAGAATGAACTAGAGAGGCGCGGTGTTAATACCACTCTCGACTATGTTGAACATGAAGCCGAGTGGAACAAATCATACTCTCCTGTGGAATCGGACTACGAGAAGATAAAAGCCAGAGTGATCGAGATGATGCCAGATAAGCCCAAATACTACAAACAACCAATTAGCCAAGAAGAGGCCAAGAATCTACTAAGACCATACAACCCACGTTTAACAATCACCTGTCAAATAGATAAGGAGAATGATGATGAGTAAAGAACGAATCGAAGTGAATGCGATCTTGGATGCCTTTAAACTTATTTCTAAGATTGGAGGCATGACTCAAGACGACATCGAATTGGTTCACCTTGGTGAGCCTATCCCAGAAGAATTCCAACCTGAAGGTTCCAACACACATGAAACCTTTAGCGGTCTAGTCTCTAGATGCATGACCTACAAAGGGGAGACCTCAGACCTAAGGGATCATAATGAACCTAAGGGTTTTGTGTGGGCGATCGTCAACGGTTTTACGATCATTCGTCTCTACAAGGAACTACCCACTAAATACCAACTTAGCCTACTCATGTCTGAGGCGTGCGCCGATCATCTTCTCAAACACCACAGCTGCATGTCCGATCACAGTCATCTCTACCTCGAGAAAAAAGAAATCAATTAACCACAAAGGAAACTTACCATGAACGCCTTGTCCCTCATAATCATCATCACTCTTTCGATTTTCATTGTCACCTGCATTCTTATCAACCGTTCGCTCATGAAGCAACTGGATTGGATGAAGAACATCCAAGAACAGAACTACCGAGTGACTGAGAAAAACAAACTCGATAAACTCGCTAGGATGATTCAACACGACACCTACCATCTAACCACAACTTACCCCATTGGGACCTGGGTAATCTTCGATCATCGCGATCATGAAAACTCCAGCGGTCTAGGTATCGTTATTGGACACCGCCCGCGCACATCAGAGAAAGAGGAATATGCCGGCTACAGTTTGAAGATCACTCCCATCCTTCTCAATGGAAGCTGTATCACTTCAAAATGTGAAGGTCGTCGCGAAGCTCTTCTTGAGCTTAGCGGCGCTTCGGTGTTTAAGAAATGTTCACCTGGTCTTCTCCATGGATTCCTCCGCTGCACTTCGGCGAGAGAGCGCTGGCACTTCCTCACACAAGAAGCCTGCGGTTCAAATACCTTCCTCAACATGAGCAATAAAGCGGGAGTTCAGGTAAGGGAACTTGAACTATGCGGAGAAGAACAGAAGTGGGTTGTGCATACAGAATTCGCTGAAGCTATCGATATCTACCTTAATGGCGGAGAATCATTCAAACTGACCACCGCAGGATTTACATTCGACAAGGACCCTGAGTTTAAGAAAAGAACTCCAGAATACCAAGAGCTCCTGAGACAGTCGAAATTCGCGGTCGTTGGAACTGACGTAATCGAACTTGAAGAATAAGTCCATCAACGAAACAAAAAAAAAGGAATCTGATCATGGGAACTGGTAAGCAATTCTTTAATCATGGCGAAACCGATGATCCGATGGATGAGCAGTTCGCCATCAACATCAGCGTCATTGATAATCGATTCTGGTGGACTACAACCAATCATGAAAGCGAACCGTCTCTCCCTGGCGGCCCCTTCGTCAAGTACGATGACTGCACCGAAGATATCAAAGACTACATGATGAGCTCTAAGCTCATCACCGCAGAAGGTATCTACGTCCATCGTGAGGACACAGACGTCGACGAAGGAGATGAGGATGACGACTAAGAAAGATCTATACGCTGTCGTCGTTCGAGGAAAGCGTGGTCCGGAATTGTCTCTAATTTCGGACTGCCGGACCATGGACGCATGTCTTCGTCATGGCTACATCACGAAAGAGATGCCTTTTGACAAAATCCTCAGCTTGGTCTTTACCGATGAAATAACGCTACCGACAAAGCTCAATGATGACCTGCGCAACTTGATGAAAGAAGAGAACATTCGAGTTGTGAGTAAGGAGTATTATGAGCTGACGGACTTTACCAAAGCCTGTAAGCTGATCTACGACTGCATCAACATGGTCTCTGAAGCATTAATGGTTGGCTGGCTTACCGATTGTGAGTTCCAAGCTTACGAGACTATGCTTAGTTTAGAAAAGGATAAATCTTTCCGTCCATCGTGGATGAACGACCATCCTGATCTAGACTCTCCTTTCATTGTTGATGTCTGGCTCACGGCTCTAGCCAAGGCTCGTGAATTCGGCGTCTTCTTCGCGTGGTGTAACATCTTCTTCGAGGTGGGAAATCCGGAACTCGGAGAGGAGGATCGCGCTATCCCAATGGACAAATTCCTCGTCTTGTACGAGCAATACAAAGAGAGGCACAAATGAGCAATGAAAAACCAAAGGTCTTGCGCGGTGCAGCAAAGCGCTCGCATGAAAAGAAAAAATCCATAGCCGAGAATGACCTGAAGTTGCAACAATACCTAAAGGGGAGACTCTGTCTTTCTGAGTGGTGGCGAACCTTCATGGCGCACATCTTTCCACAATGGATCAGAGAGAATCTACCTGGGTATCTCGACCGAGATAGATACGGGGATATCGTTCTGGAAATCACTCAGGTATTTCGTCACGGAGAAATCTTCAAGTGCATGAAATTCATCTGGAACGGATCTCCGGTGATTCTTGTCGTTCCGATTATCGAGATGGATGGAAAGATCTATCTTGATAACGTCGGCATCGAACAAGGTTGGCCAGGAGCCATACCAGATGCGTGGATGAAGATCGTGCGAGAATGGCTCAGGTACTCTCTTGCCGTCAGAACAAGGACTACTGGCGGAATCGACATGTTCCATTCACCACCGTTCAACACCTACAAACTCAACAATCTACCTGAGGGTTAAGATGAATACCGTTTTCAACAGCACTCAAGAAGAAGTCGAAATCGCCGGCCAACTTGAGATCCTTGTCGCAGGCGAATGTCTCTCCCCCTACTACCACTCTGGTGGTGTTGATCTTTTCGCTGAAATTTGGAACATGGAGAAGAACAAAAAGATTGAAGAGTTCAAAGAGCTTTGTGCCAAAATCGACCTTGACCCGAAGATCAAATACGGTAGTGGGTATGGTATCATCGGCTATCGTCATCTCGGACACTACCAAGGTCCTCTGTCGAAGAACATGTACCAGAAGCTCTATCGTACCATCTGCTCTACAGGTCGTCCAGCTTCCGAGCCACAGATCGCTCTGGATTCGATGACAGATCATCAATTCATGCCCGTGTTTAAACACACCTGCGAAGAGTGTATCTTCCTGGGTCGTTACCAAGAGCACGATCTGTACATCTGTTCCAGCGAAGCTAACAGGAAGATCATCAGCGCACGCTACGGCAACGAAGGACAAGAATTCCTTGCATCGTTCATCGAAGCTGGGGTTAGATTCCAACTGGCTGAGGCTAAACGCCGCGCCATCGCGCTACGTCTCTACGACGGAAAGGGAGAAGCAGGTAGCCCCGAATTTAGCAGCATGCAAGAGATCTTCGACGAATTCCCGAAGCAAACCATCTACACACTCGACATCAAACCTGAGAAAGAAGTCTACATCCCCACAAGCTCCATCAAAACCCAGCAAAACTGGTGGGATCTTAAACGCGGCCCTAACGGCGGTAAACGTAAAAGGAGGAAATGATGAGACCTATGCGGGCGGCCACCTTAACCGACTTCTCGGTTCTAAGGTATCCGGTTTACATCAGTCCGAAGCATGATGGGATAAGGTGCTTACTTAATAATGGAGTGTTGAGTAAGTCTCTGAAGCCCATACCTAACAAGTTCATCTGCGATTATCTAACCAAGGCTAATGTCAACCTCCTTGACGGGGAGTTGATGGTGCCTGGTAATTTTCAGGATGTCACCTCTGCTGTGATGAGTGAAGATGGGAAACCAAATTTCACTTTTCATGTTTTTGACCTCATATCAGATACTGTCCCGTTCTCCGAGAGGTATAACACATTGGTCGGGATGATCAGAAAGGCTAGAGATTCACGGATCTGTCTAGTTCCACAAAAGCTCATCTACAACGAGAAGGAGCTTAAGTTTTACTACGATAGATTCTTGTCTCTTGGTTATGAGGGCATCATGATCAGAACACTTGATGGTCCATACAAGTTCGGCAAGGTGACACCTAAAGAGGGTTACTTGTATAAGCTTAAGCCTGTAGAAACTGATGAAGCGACCATCGTCTCTATGGTTGAAGCTTATCACAACAACAATGAGGCTGTTGTAAACGAACTTGGTTTAACAGAAAGGAGCGATGACAAAAACGGCTTAACGCCTAAAGGTGAACTTGGAGCTTTACTCTGTCACTCTAGTAAATGGGGTGATATCAAGATCGGCTCAGGGTTCAACGCTAAGCAAAGAAAAGATATCTGGGAAAACCAGAAAGAGTACATTGGGAAGATAGCTCACTACAGCTACCTCCCAGTGGGCAACAAAGATCGTCCCAGACACCCAATCTTTAAAGGATTTAGAGATGAGCGGGACATGGTAGATGGTGTGAGTTTGGCGGCGAAATCGAAAGACGAATCTTCGACGAGGACTAAGCGTAAGAAGGTTATTCTCGCTCCTCGAAAATACAATTCATTCATTCTTCGCGGCACAAACGTAATCATTACAGCCATGGACCAATTTCTTCAACTCAGAACCTGTAACTGGGTTGAGCGTAAACTTGGTGTCGAATGGGATCATGTTCAAGACATGCTCGTAGGCGATGACCGCGCTTCTTTCGTCCATCCAGAAATCCCTGAGCTCACTGCCGTGGTGTCCAAGAATCATGACAGATTGACATTCTCCTACGGGGGAAAGACCTGCATCGCGTTCCGCGATGTTGGTTATAATGCCAGTCTTAGCCGCAAACAATCCGGATCGTAACCAACCGCTTAAAGGAAACTCATCATGAGTAATCCTCCGCGATGCCCGCTCTGCGACAACACCAACCTTAAGGTGACGATCGCAAAAACGACAATCAAATGCCTTGGCTGCGAGACGACTTTCTCTCTCCGCGTCAACAAAAAGGATCCGACCCCGATCCCAACACAGATGCTTAAGCTGCTTGAAAAAATCAACTGTCACACCGAAAACAAGGAAAATAAATCATGAGTGAACAGAAATACATCAATACCGACATCCAGCTCCGCGACTACACCAGCACGCTGGTTATCCCCAAAGGTGAGCTTAGCATGTTCATCGGTCGCTCCAATTCTGGTAAAACCAGGGCAGCAGTTATCGCCGCCGTTACCATCATGGCGAACAATGAACACAAATTCGAGCAGTGCGTTTTCGTAACGCAAGATCATTCATCGGAAGCTCTTCTGACTATCTTGTCGGAATACCGGCCGAAAGGTAAGAATATTGGCTTATGGCATGTTGCTGATGGTATCACCTCGATGGAGGAGTTTAACGACTTCGTCAAGCGCGTTATCCCGACGGAAGAAATCACTAAGACTCTGTTCGTCATTGACACATCTTTCCATCTCGATCACATCGAACCGTACAAGGGAGCAACCATCATCAAGACTGAAACAGTCCCTGTTGGTGGGAGCATGGAGTCGTTCTTCCGATTGGTCATCCTCCCCTTTGTTGTCCACATCATGAGTATCCAAGTCACTCCGGATTCTCGGCCTAAAATCATGGCCGAGGTCAGGAAGGACCGCTGGGGTGCTTCCAATCAAGGCGGCATGAACGAACTACCTGAAGCTGATCACAAAAACTAGCTTCCTCCTCAAGAAAATACCATTCGTGGTACTCGATGATTTAATGAAGATCCGACATAATCGATTCACGCCTCTAGTGCTCCATAACGGAGCACTAGAGTTATTTTTTTTCATCAATGTATCAGCGATATATTACCTACATATAACCCTCATCAACATCAAAGGGATAAGAATGAAACAAATCAGAGATAAATGGCGCAAAGAGAAATTCCTAGCGCAACAACAGCAGCCTTACAAACCATTCCCAGAACACTTGGTGGAAAAGTATCCTTTCTTGAGCAACTTCCTAATCGTCCGCCGTCAGGACTTCCCTAACGACGACTGGAAGTGTAAGGATAAAAACATCTGCTGCTGGTGGCTCAAGGGTGGATTCGATAAAGAGTTCATCAAGATGTGCTGCGATACTCCCAAAGAAAGAGAGATCGCTCTTGCATGGTCTAACGATAGCGGTGAGTGTATCGGCGAAAGAGGATTCACATTCGCTGACGCGTATCGCAATGTCACGGAATCAATGGCTGAAGAGTTGGCAACAACTTACGGCCGGCGCTACAAATGTCATAAGTGTGGGAAGGCTGATTGGGATGATAACTTCATCGCATGTCACCCTGATCCGGATCCGTGCATCTGGACCCTTACGTGCGATTGTACTAAAGTGACATTTACGAGTCTGGAGTACAAAACGTTCAAAGGTAACTGGATGCTCATGTACGATATGGCAGTTGAGCATAGAAAAATGGTCGGTGCAACAGAGTGGGTCTTCTAACGCAAAAAAAGGAAAGCAACATGAAAAAAGATGAGTTGGTCAAATTCAAGGAGTACGTCCAAATCTGGTTCGGTAACACTCCGAAATACAAAAAGCTGCTCGCATACGTTCTTCTTCGGACGAAGCAGTCGGTCTCGCAAGAAGAGATCCTGTCTTTCTCCGGACTCAAGCACAGTCACTTCGTTGCTGAGTTCAGCAGCTTCTACATCATGAATCCTCGCGGTTCATCTATGTACTACAACAAAACTTCCAAGATCATCGAGAAGTACGAAGAACTCATGGTCAAAGGTCTGGTTGAGTACAAAGAAATTCTGGAAAGCGGTCTCCGTCGAGCCAACCTCTCGGTGGGCAACAAGATCATCGACGGGCGCGTTGTTGTATCTGAAGTTGATACCAACAGAGCCGTCTCCACTCGCTACGTCGTCCAGTGTTCCTGCGGTAGGAAATCCTCTATCTCAACAGCGATGATGCTGTCCAAAGCATTCAAAGGATGCCCGTGTGCTTGGATCAATGAAATCATTGACGGTAAACTCACCGATCTTGAAATCACCAACGTTAAAGTTGGAGAAGAATGGCACTGCGAAGTAACATTCACTTTGAACAAAAAGCGCGGCGCAATGAAGTATGTCGGAGACACCAAACACAAGGCATACATCTATGCTCTTGCCGATATCGGTCCTCGCATCCTCATGAACAAGTCAGCGTACGGATACGCTGTCGACGTTCTCGAACGTTACATGATCAACCTTCCAACTCCTAAGAATAAAGGATAACTCATGAGTAAGTCCAAAAAGAACTTAGCCACCTACGAAGCCCGACTGTATGTAACCAACAAGGCCGGGCAGATCTGCGGCTACTACCTCTGGTTTTCATACACCATGTTCGAGTTTGTCGACCTGGGAATTCGTGGGCAAGTGATGGCATCCAAGATGACCCTCATTTCTCCAGACATGACGATGCTCAACTGCGTCTTCGAACCGATCAAGTCTGTGGTCGTGACGGATCATGAATCACTACTTAATTCCGATGACGCAAAGTATCTCAAACGCAAGCCCTTCTTCGCCATCCGAGATCATAAATCGGAACGGAGGCATAGTCTGGCTTATTGGAAAAAAGAAAACGAAATGCGCAATCGGAGGATGAGTTAACATGGCCGACGACTTACGGATTGATCAGATATCCAATTCCATCATCGACAAAGCAACCCAAGAGGCTGTGCTCGATCCTGACACATACTTCATGAAGATCAAAGACAGCGTCGGTATTCAAACCGACGAGTCCCTCAATGGCCTATTCGATCTGTCCAAAAATCTTCTCGATGATGCGGTCGCTTGTGGTCAAACTGACTTGGCTAAAAACCTGGTCACCCACCTCGAGGCTATCCGCAGAGAAAAGCTAGCTGTCCGTCATGGGTTCGACAAGTTTGTCATGCGAGAGCACATCGCTAAGTACATCGAAAAGGTGGACAAGCGAGTCGTCAAACTCATCGAACTCAAACGCTACCCTCGCCCTATTCCTCCTGAGGTTAGGGAGAAGATTACCTTAGCTCAAAGCCTCAACCTGTGGGACGAGTTCTACGTTCTGTTCACCGACTACACCAACAAAATCACAAAGCAAGTCAAGCAGGAAGACAGGAAGAAAGACCCTATCATTTTCGGTGTTTATCGAACCCAGACCTATGTAGTGGAAAGATTCTACTTCATAGCAGACTGGGTCGATGAACACTGCGACCTCACACTGAGCGTATTGCTCGATGAAATGAAAGATCTTCGCATCGGTGATGGTCAACCAACATTGACCAGTGACGATAAGTTCTCCGATGCAGCTAATAAGTTCATGGTAACCGAGCTTGCAAAACGTAAGCTCATCAAGCAACGTGAAGATGCTGCGAGGGAGAGTCGCGAGATCGTTGAGCTCAAAGAAATGGAGATCAAGAACCCTGGATTCCTCCAGAAAATCATCTCTCTATTCAAATGATCAAGTGAGGTCGATATGGAACACAACCCTATCGATCTATCTCAGAATAACACCTTAGGGCTTCCGGCGCACGCACGCCTCCTAAGTACGACTTCGGTATCCGAAAGGATAGATGAAATCTTACGGGTGTTCTACCCTGCGATAGAAAGAATACGCAGCGAATCTGTCCTGTATCAGAATGAGATAGAGGCACCTGATGGCTGCGAACAAGTGTTCTCCATCAATGATCGCCCTTCTGTTCTTAACCCTGATGAAGGATCTTGGGATTCCTACATGAGTCACGGTAGATGTGATAGATGCGGTGAGGATCTTCAGATACCGTTCGTGGAATACGTCGATATCTGTGCACAGTGTTACAATGAAATGTACACTGAGCTTCCTCATTATGGACGCATCGATGTTCTTGACACAAAAGAACTAGATGATGTCAAGGATTTCGATTCTCATTTCTGTCGATTCACATGAATATCCCAAGTAGACGGCGTACGCCGTCTACTTGGGGTTCTTTGCTCAAATCTTTTTTTAGTCTTCGTACCAAAGATCAAAGATGAAGCCTAACGTCTTTATCTTCCCGCGCTTAACCGGTTCGCCAAGTAAGTTACCGCCAATCCACGCATTGTCGTCAATCTTGACAGTGAGTATGCCAGAATTCTCATCGAGCAACAGAGTAAAGATACCCGTGATCTTAATGAACCCAAAGGCCGTAACAATGCTTGCGTTAGGACCAAGTGTATAAGTGGCACACTTATAAGTGGAGCAGTTTGCCGGAAGAAGCATAACCTCATACTCCTTCAACTCGATCGCCAATCGTAGCTCCTCTTTCTCTTTTTCCTCACCTCTAATAACATCAAAAGCCACAATAACCCCACGCGGCCTCGTGTTCTTTATGCAGATCTTTGGCTTGTCCTTATCAAAAGCACTATCCGGATTCACTAGAAGATGCAAGTTGATCATCGTGTCTTTTTGACTAATGATGATGTTATCTTCAAGGAGAAGGTTCTTGTTATCGTTTGATTTAGCTAACGTGACTCTTTTACTCATGTTATTCTCCTGAGCGGTTGAATGTTTTAATATGGAGTTGGTGGACTTATTTCTTAGAATCAACTCATGATCATAATGAGTATATATTACTTTATTGCCCTCGCAAAACCAACCAAGGAAATCATCATGAAGAAAATCTCAGTTACGTCTGCTCCGTTCGAATTCAAAGGTTTCAATTTCGTTGCCAAATTTGTCTTTACCATGACTGAAGATGTATCTCATCTTCTTCCTATCGAACTTGATATTTACGACTTCCGAGTCAACGCCGATGATCATGGTGTTGTCGCTAGTTGCGAGATCTTCAATTTCGACGAGATCGATTCTTCGGCGATTTCTGGAGGAGAGAGAAATCTCACGTGGGATTTCCTTCTATCTGGCGATTCTGGAGAGATCGTTACTCTTTCTATCGGCATCGAGAAGGATAGCACTGAAGAGAATTGGCAAGACAATTTTAGCGTCTTCGCTGAAACCAACGGAACCTTCTGTTGTGTGACAATTACACCGGCGGTCTTCATCGACACCAAGACGACGATTGCTATCGGTGAACCGGTCGAGGAAGATTCACTTGAAGAAAATGAGGAGGAATGATCATGCCTAAGTTAAATTCAATCCTCAATGACGCAGGAAAGAAAGTCCTTCAAGAGTGGCTAAACTTTAACGACGTCAAACTGAACAGATTCTTGGATCGCGAACGATCGATTATTATCAATAATGGGAGAATCGAATTCTCCTGTTGCGACCTAAGTAGCCCACAAACGATTCGCGTGATGGACATTAAATTCCTAAACCCCGTTCCTTCGGATGACATCAAACTTCTCATTGCGAATATGGCAGTTGCCGAGCCGGAGGAGTCTAACATGTTTAAATCATTCAAGCAGGAGCTTTTAAGCCATGTCGACAAGCTCATTGAGCAAGCGAAGGCGAGGATGGAAATTAATATCCCAAATCGTCAATTTTACTTGCTCGGTATTCTACATTGTGATCCAGCATTCTTGATTGAGATCGATCGGCATGCTGATATGATCAAGAAAGAAATCGGTAATGTTGCGATCCTTCGTGGATCTTTCCCTGTTGGCTCGGTCTGTAATCTAGAAACAATGAAAGATCATGAGTACAGCACGGATCATAACAGCGTAATCTCTCCGTTCATCTTCTACAACGATTCATCGCTCATCCTCACTTCCGTTATCATCACGGATTGATGTCAATCAAAAAATGGAGATAACTCATGCAAATTTTCTTAGGAGAAATCGATGCAGACATCGATGTGCTAGAGCTCAATCTTCAAGCAGACGATGGGAGCAATCAGTTCCTCAGGCTTGTCAATACTCGGAACCATATCCCGAATCCAACTATCGTTAGATACATAGATGATCTGAACATCACCTTGCACAAGTGTAAGGATCTAATGATAGCTGGTTATGAGTCAACTCAAATCAGGAGGACCGCTTCGGCTCAGCTGTTCCGCTTACTGGTCGATAACCACATATTTAGTCCAAACTTGCTAGCTGAGCTGCGACAGATTGGTACTTCAACGGATATGTTTCTAAACAAAGCCTCTGGCGGCAGACTGATGTTCAACATGTTCCATGGTAGCTTCATACCGATTCATGAAGACCATCTCCACCTCCTGTTCCCAGGAAGAACGGATGAAGGGACTAAGAATGTCCGCGATCTGATCATGAACGGCAACGCAACGTTCTCTGACGGGGAAGTGTACCTTCCTTACGATACATTCAACGACGTCTACCTAAAGACAGAAGGAACAACTTGTGGGTTGGACTCAGATCACGGCATCATTAGATTCTATCGCTACGTAAGACGAGTGACGTACGAATTCGTACAGACCTCACCAGAAGAAACCAACAAACCCGGAGGTGCTCGATGAAGCAAGAATTCAATTTGGTCGAAGGTGATAAGACATTCACATTCACTCTCGACGTTAGTCGCAGAAACAGCAATGCAGCACTTTTATCCAGTGTCTGCGACGCCTACAAGATCAGATGGCTCGAGCGCCGTGCAACGCTAGAATCTAGATCAGTCGAGCAATTCACCGCAACGGTCAATTTGCGCGCGTGCTTAGATTCGTTAGTCGAGTCTCTCTACCTCACTCTGAGGTTCGAATGTCCTGAGATTTCCTTCGACGTAGCAAAGCACATCACTGCAAAAATGTGTGAAGTGTTAAGCAATGTTACCGAAGTTCACTTTCGCTTCGCGAATCTTAGCAAGCGTCAGGTACTTATTCACAAAGCCGAATTTGAGCGTTTCTTTGGAATCACGCTCAATCCTGATATCCCCTTTGTTGGGTACAACTACGACTGTGTAGTTACGGAGTTGCCTGTCGATTCCGACCTTGAAGACTGCTCTAAGTTCATACTGAAAGATACTCAAGGTAATCTCTACGAAGCTTCCTGCCGCAATGGAGATTTCGCTAATTGCTCCAATCTCGTCGAGCTCAAACCCGTTAAACCTCGTCAAGTGACCGTGACGGTTTACGACCCAATCGAACAAGAGTAATAACAAGGAGCTTCGATATGAGTCAACGCACAGCTAATGATTTTCTCGATGCTATCAATACACTCAACGATTCTTGTCGTGAGTCTGAGAAGGAGGCTTTCCGCTCAGGACTAGTTGCATTCCTTCTCAAATCCAATGATGACGAACTTCTCAACAAGGTACTTACTAACGTCGGCAACATCGCTGCATCAAGGATCAATCGTCTAAATCGCGAGATCGACAATCAGAGAACCTTTGCCGGTAACGTTCTCGTGAGGACAGATGAAATGCTTAAAAAGTCGCGACCGACTAAGCTTATGACTTACCCGCATCTCGTCATGTCGGCGGCTCTGGTGTTCAATCCAAAAGATCCGGAATGCACGTGTTTGACCACACGAGAACACGTGATCATTTACGAACTGATCACGCATCTTGAAGGACTTAAGTCTGGTCCTGAAAATATCTTGCAACAAAGAATGAAATACCTACATCAGTTCAGTGCTGGTCTTCATGATTTTGTTGCCAAGAAACTGGCTACGCCCGATGCACTTGTCAGGGCGCAGCCATCAACCCACAAGAAATTGAAATCCGCGAGAAGTTAAATGCAAGACTACTATGATCGACTCAGTAAAAAAATACTTATCGGCGGGATGATCGCGGGAGTTTCTCTATCCCTCGCCTTCCTTGGTATGGAAAAGAGATCCGCTCATCATACCGCGATAAGACTTCACTCAACCGAAAAAGGAAAATCACAAATGAGCACTGAAGAAAACTTGAAGGATTTGAAGCGACGTCTTGTTGGTAAGACGATAACCAACATCACCACTGACAGCGACTTCGACAAGGTTATCATCCACTGCGGCGAAGAACGCGCACTCCTCATGGCCGCCCCATGTGGACATGTAAACTCTAGCGTGGAAGTCTTCTCATCGAAGGATAGTTATATTCATGATGAGAAAGAATTGGACACCGAGAACAAACCATGAGCGGCTTACTCTCAAAATTCCTGAGCTTGGTTGGAATCCGCCCTGATCCCATAAACGTCTCAGGTCGTAAGTTGGAAAAGGGTCTGGGATCTTGTGATGGATGCGGACGAACCGGTCCTCTAAAAGGTTTACCTGGTCTTCTTCTCTGTGATAAATGTAGCCATGAGCGCTTCACGCAGGACGACCGGCAAAAATAATTGATGCTAGGTTTAAGATCCGTCCTAGCCTAATCAAAATGGATCAATCAAAACAAAACGGCGAGCAACATTTACCGCGTAGCCGAAAAGAGAAAGGAACACCAGATGCAACAAGGATACTCACTTCACAAGACGTTTTACATTGAGGCTCACAGAATCGCTTCCGGATCCTACGACTTGGAAAAGGAGAATGTGCCTCCTCAGATGAAACTCATCCTGAACGAATTTGACGAAATGTTCAAGCGCATTGCCGACAAACTGGCGGTTAACGCCATCGTAGCATTTACCTCCACCTTCGATGTAGCGCTTGTAGTTAAGGTGACCTACGTGTCGGATTTCGCTTTCTCGTATACTGTCCCAAGAGAAGCGAAAAAGCTCTATCCATATGCGATCACCGGCGATCACATAGTTGCGTGCAATCTTGGTACCGGGAAGTGGGTTCACTTTAACGAATCAGATTCTGCCCCTGAAGATAGCCCGGACAAGAAGGTAAGCTATACCACAACTGAGATTGTTAAGTATATCGAAACCATACTTACTCTTCCTGAGTGGCTCGGTCCAGCATTCACATATGCCAGGGCTATCGGATCTAAATTCGACGACAGGGTGACATTCCTTCTTAATCCACGAATGGAGATAACTTCATTCTGGAAACCTTACTTCAAGGATCTTAAGATTGGTGTTCTATGTCGCAGGACGTTCTCGCTTACCAACATCAACCCTTCAATTTCTGTTCGAATTTCGGTGCGCGATAAGTCACTCTTGCCATTCTTCGACAGTCCTGCGCTCACTAGGCGTAAGGAACATGAAAGATTGGCGACATTGGATTTCAAAATGACGGAGGAAGAGACCTTCGACCTCATCGTCAAACTTCACAACATCAACCAATCGAAACGCGAGGAACCAAAATGAAATACCAAGAATTAAGAAACCGCTTCCGTGGGATGAAACTTGATAAAGCATTCGTCAATGAGGCGATTAAAGCGATGGGTCCAGGTCCTAAAGAGATCTATCCGGTATCTATCGGCAACGTTAATCTTACTGAGAAGACCGACAAGGTACCATCGATCAAGAAGCTCGAGTATGAAGTAAAGGGCAAACCTACCAACATCGAAGTCGTCTTTACCAGATGGGCCAGCGATATCAAAAATCCTCCTGCACCACACAGTGACGCTTGCATTGATATCACATCTCTACAGGATGCAGGACCTATAAACTCAACGAAATAAGAAAGGAGAACCTCTCATGGGTTCACATCGAGCGCGCGCCTACAATATCGCTTAAGCAACAAAAAAAAAACAACCACCACCTGCTACCGCAAGGTAGCAGGTGGTGGTTATCAGACTTAAGTTTTTTCTCAGTCAGGAAGTAGGATCAGTCCTTAAGGACGATATCCTGGTTACCAGCAATGTATCTGATGTCACTATCCAGCTCATCTTGAGTCGGATAGACTTCGCACTACTTCTAGTACTAGGTTGCCCTATTTGATTCTGCATCTTATGAAGCAGCTCGACAAGGGATTAGCTCATCAGCAAGATTCTTCTCGCTTATTATGGTAAACCAAACTAAGACTTAATCTGTTTAGCTCGTTTGAGAAGTTCTGGCTCAAGGAAGTCCGTGAAGAAGTATTGGTTACTAAGACCAATGTACTTCCACCCATCGATATCCTTCTTGTCAACTTCTATTAGAACATCGTTCTCAACCCACTCGATCTGATCAAGTGAGACAGAATTTAGACTCTTGAGTCTTGCTAGCAAGACTCTGAGCTCTCCTACATCAATCCGCACACTTGATCCTCGGAGTTGCGGTGGTCATTTTGGAGTAGTGCTCGAAGCTAGGATTGATAGTAGCCCGACTACCGGTTGCAAACTTTTCAACAAGTCCACAAATGTAGGCCTCTTTGTTGCAGGCGTGATCGTAGATTCCAAGATCGATCTCGATGGCTTCCCAAATCGCTGCACCGATGTAGGCAAGATAGATGTTGTCGCGAATGAAACTCTCAAACGCCATAGTCCCATCTTCATTGATCCGAATGGTGATATCTTGTCTACCACCGTTGGGATTGAATTTCTCACTAATGATTTGATCCATCGATTGTTCAGAAGTCATGGGGATGTTGAATCTTGTGAGAGCAGCGTGGTGGAAGACATAAGTTGCCCTATACCCACTTTTCAGCTTATGCATGAAGTACTCGATATTTTTTGCGTAAAATTCATCGGTCTCTTCTTGGTTCATATCGTTATGACCAAACATGACAATTTTGAGGATGGTAGCAGCAAGTCTAGACATCTTTTCGTCATGATGGAACTCGCCAGAAATATCCATGCTCTTCGAGCGGAAGTCTATTTTGACATTGAGTTTTTCATTCTGAATAAGACCTAATCTACCGGCGGCCTTGTGTACGAGATGGGTTGTCAGAGTCCTACCATCTACGTTGGTAAAGGCCTGCAACTGAGACTCGAAGTTGAGCTTATGCTGGTTGGAGTCTTTGCGAGGGTTGAAATTACTATTAGAGTTTAGGTAGACAAAATCTAGCCAGAGATCTGCTGCCAATTCGGCCAGTTTCAGACAGTCTTTAGTGAAGGAAACAAAGCTCAGCTCTCGCTCTCTGAGTGTGATGATAAGTTCTTTGCGTTCAGAACCTTCCGCGCGTTTGACAACTTCAGGAGTGTCGGATGGGGTGATACCAAAGCGCTCACAAACTCCATTTGAGAAGGCGTAGTGAGTAACTCTATTGTTGCCGATCTTACCGGTGAGGTATTCGATGGTTGTAGTGATAAACCCTTCATTCTCACTGAGGCTTCTTTCTTTGTGTGCAAAGATGACCTTACGTAAGATCTTGGCTGCGTGGTGCGCAAGTTTCTCATTGCCTTTGAATTTCCCCGAAACTTCCATCATGGTGTTGATGAAATCAATTTTGATGGTGAGGTCGGCGCTAGTTGTGTGAATTTCTTGTTCCATAAATCCTCGTGTTTGTTTTTTTTGTTTTTACTCATCCGATATGAGAACGCCATCTAAGTGGTCGATCTCGTGTTGAACGCATCGGGCGTCAACGTTATCGAAGGTTTTAGTCAGATGTTTGCCATCAACAGTTTGATAGGCAACCAGGACAGATGCATGTCTCTTTTTGAGCACAGCTTTTCCGGGAACGCTGAGACAGCCTTCTTCGCAGGCTACCAATTTGCCTACTCGTCTGATTATGCTGGGATTGATCATAACCAAGAAGTCGCTGTGTGCTCTTCGCTTGATGATGATAACGCGTTTGGAGATACCAACCTGTGGAGCGGCTAAGCCGATGCCTCCAGAATCAATAACCGTCTTCATCATAACCTTGACAAGACGTTCAAGGAACTCAGCTGATGTATCATCGAAGACGATGGGTTGAGATACCTTCCGCAGGCATCCTTCTGTATCATTATCGATAGTCTTAAGCATGTGCTACCTTCTGGAGTTTTCCACAGAACTTACATACATCACTAGGTCCCCCGCATCTGACGCAGCCATCACCAGCTTCTTCATCTTGCTTGATGGCATCAAGGCAGAATATGTAGTCTAGTGTATCTTTGAGGTACTGATTACCCCTTGAAGCCTGGAAGCCGTAGTGTGCGGCAAGAAGTTTAAGTCCTAGTTCGCTTATCCCTTCAGCAAGGACTAGCTTTTTTGAGGACGAAGATTTAACAACAGTAGTTGTTGTCAGATTAGTTAGTGGGATTTTGAACAGGCGGCTGATGACACCATCGTCGTAAGGGATAGGTCCATGTAGCGCGAGCTCAACAAGCGCATCGTACCCACCTTGATGTTCGAGAAGACTGATGGTGGTATCGATTTCTGGTTGGGTAACTTTTTGATTGGTCAGAAAAAGACTCACGTAAGAAGGCTTGATCTTTTTCTTGAGGGCGGCGTGTCTGGTAAGGATTGGATTCATTTGACTGTTCCTTTTTAGGGTTTATATACTAGCTCAGTCACCTGAAATAAAATCGTCTGCTACCTCATGGGCGTGTGCCCATGAGGTAGAACCTTGGTTACCCAAGGAAGATGAAGAGGGCGTCTTTTTTCGGTTTGAACGCTGCGATCAGATCAGTCTTAAACGAATTGGGAAGCTTAGCTGAAGAGAAGCCATCAACATAGAAGTTGGTGAATCCTTTATCGGCAAGCTCCTTGGGGATGGTGAAAACACCATTGACCTTAGCGACGATTGTAGCTTTACAGCCGCAGCCGATCATCTCGTTTTTGAGAAAGTCACTATGGCAGAAGACGATATCGTTTTCTGTAGCAACATTGTAAATGTATGTGGTATGTCCAACTTGGCGACCACATGCGACGATGAGGGTGTTGTTGTCATTAATGATGTTATCACCATCATTGCCGACTCTGATGAGTCTCGCCAACCTTTTATTCATTTCACGCACACGTGAACTGATGAATTTCTGAAGGTCATTCATTTCTCGATAGCCAACGCCTGTCAAAGGATCGTTGACCTTGAATTTAACTTCTTCGGTGGTGAAGGATGCATCGAGGGTGTACCCAACGAGTTCGATGTCTTTGAATCCGTCCACAACAGTCACCTGAGACTCAACATGTCCGGAACGGAGGTCGACACGAACGCACAGATCGATCGTAACTTTAACGAAGGTGATCTCGTAGTAAACCGGCACCGTGACTTCGGCGATGCCGCGATAGGAGACGATGTTTTGATCGCCTGAGGAGATGTCCTCAACGGTGAGGCGAGCATTGGTCGGCCATTCTTGAGCCGCAAGACTTTTGGTTTTATTTCCGTCCTCTCCAACATCATCAACAAGGAAGTGAACGTGTGTCAGTTTGACATTACGCTCGATGAGGTTGGTGCTACAGATTTTGCTGCCACCAGGCTTGGTGCAGTCGATAGCCAAATGAGCAAGGTTGGCAGGCTTGTTGATACGGATGATGTTGTCGGCAACGAGACCATCGTTCTGATCATTCTCTTTCTTGAGCTGGATTGTTCCCATGATTCTACCTCTTGTTTTTTGTTGGTTGGTGCGGCTACGCTTACTATAGGGAGAAAAGATAAAATAAAAAAAACCACCTAGGCCCGTTGGGGCCTAGGTGGTTCCTTCGACGAATTTGCTAGGTGATGATCACTAACCTGTACACCATCTTGGGACGATGTCGCTCTACCGCTAGCGTAGGCCAACAATAGGGTTCATGACAGACTAACCTGGCTATCGACTATCGATCCGTTGACGTTGCGCACCGTCTAAGGTTGTACTGAGAATTTTTAAGCCTAGCTTGATGTCAGCCTCTCAGGTTGCCCTAGCTATCGATAATAGCTATTACCCACAGATAATCGCACACCACCGACGTCTGTCTTTCGACATAGAGGTCATGGTCATGTCGAACATAGCTCCGAGTAGGCCGTTGAAAATTGTAACGGATCAACCAGACGGATTTGAACCATCATTCCTGCTCTAAAGAGCAGTTCTTACCAAGTGCGACGCGAGGTCGTCTAGAAGATGATTGATCACTGATCTACGTGAGGTGGAGAACTCAATGTGCATGCAACAGATTATTTATAGTGCATACTGTCAGACACTCTGTCCTCGCAGCCAGCGAGAATCTTGGAGCCAGCTGTGAGATTCGAACTCACGCGGAGGTATCCCTCGCAGGGTTACAAGTCCTGTCGTCTCGACCACTAACGGAAGCTGGCTTAATCACAAAAACAGCTGCTCTACCATCTGAGCTAAGAGGGCATGATCTGGCTCCACGACTAGGACTCGAACCTAGGACAGCGGTGTTAACAGCACCGAGCTCTACCAACTGAGCTATCGTGGATCCTTGAAAGGGTGCGGTTTACGTTGGTTTCATCACCGCAAGTTTTCTATTACACCAACACATATACTCATTCGTCAATTTCTTCTCTCTTATTCCTGATGAAAGAGTAGATCTGCGTACGTCAGAATGAGTTTCTACTTGAGCCTATTTTGATTCGGCTCAAGTGAGGTCTAGGAAAGACCCGAGTACGACAGAGCTAGCTAGACGAAGTTAGGTGACTTCAATCTAGTCATTTTGGCACACCATCATCATGCCCAACAGTTACCTGTAGATGACGGCAGGATTCAACACATAAGGATAGCGACGATGCTTCCTGATAACATCAGGAGAGCTAAAGCGATGATTGCTAACAGGTCCGTTGGTAATTCGCCGTGATGGCTACCAAGAAAAGTGTTTGTGTCTTTGCATCGCTATCAGTTGTGTTGGAGTAGACCTTTTGTTGCCGGAGAGTCTTAGGCTCCGTGTCAAGATAATCCATGCAGTGCATGAATAGATCCTCGTTGTTCTTTATGTCCGCGAAGTCTGGGCCAACTATCCAGAGTATCACTTAAGCGGTTTTGACGCATAAGATAATAGACCTACTTAAAAATAAGTGAAGATCTACTTTTCTCCATGGTCTCGAACATCTCCTGATGTCTGCTTCTTTGGAAACAGAAAACCGCTTCCCAAGATTTGCATGTATCAAACGATGTATCATCCTTTAGCCATTCGACGTGACCTAAATTTAGACATACTGGATAGACGTTAGTTGAAGCGCAGGCGGCCCCAACAGCAACATCCTCAGGTGACCATCTAACACCAGGTACATCAAAAGATCTCAAACGTGGTAGGGATTTAATGACGTCTTTATCGAGAACGTAGAGAGGTCCTGATGCCCATGATCCGGACAAATAAAGTCCTCCGTACAGATCTCTAAAGTTGGCTATCTTCTCGATTGATTGATCGGATAACCACACGTCATCATCCACCTTGATCAAATAATCTTCAGACCTTTCTTTGGTGAACCAGTCGAACAGAGCCTGTGTCTTATCTATGAGACCGTAGTAATCATCTGGGCAGTTGAGCCTCAGTACTCCGACATCATCGATCCGATCATTTCCTGACCCAGTCATGACAAGAAGCTTCATGTTCTCAGGTAGTCGCTTAGTCCAGGTATCTATCTGCCACCTCACTCTTGTATCCTCGTAGTGTTTACAAGAGTAGATGACGATTAAAAACTGTTTGGTTTTCACTGGAAGATGGCACAGAGCGACAACACAACAGCTACACCAACAATGAAAGTCAGAACGATCATTGTTTCTGTTGCAGTTTTCTTGCTGGCTAGCGCGGTTTCATTGTTTTCTTTGACAAGGTCGAGAATACTTGGAGGTTTGATCCGAACCTCAGGCGAGTAGTCCCAATCTTCTTCCATGGCTTGAGTGGCCACTTCCAAGCGACGCTCAGTATGTTCAAGAATAACTCTCTCATGTTTGAGTTTGGCTATCTTAGTCTTGAGTTCCTCGATAGCCAATTTACGCTCGAGGATGTCCTGCTTCCTGGAGAGCTTGATGGCCTTTTCAACATGTTCTTTGGACTCGGTATCATCCTGTTCATCATCAATGCGGTCGCGCTCATCGGTATCGTTTTCATACGCGTAGTCGAGAGCGACTTCTTTGCTATTCGGAATTGGGAAAGTCTTCGCGGTCTTTTCGCCGTCATCTTTGGACCAGGAGGTCGGGAGAGATTTCAGGCCCTGTTGTTGAGTTTCTTCTGGCATCTTAGTAATCTCCATCTTTTTCTGTTGAATTAACTATCGCATTCAATGAACTATATCAACTACAATTTCATTAGTTACTTGGAAGTATATTACTTTCATGAACAACTGGGAGAAGCTTATGAGCAAAGAAGATGATGAGTTAAGATACAGCTACAATGATCTTTACAAGATTCTTGTGACTGTTGCTCAATTGACCTGTCGTGATCCGGTGAATCAAGATGTGAAAGCTTCCTCTGAAGATCGCTGGATTAAAGATAAAGCTGTACCCGTGAAGCTTTCTGACGGGTCAGTCATAATTCTAGTTGGATCCTTAGTCAATCGCAAGCCTATAACAGGAAGAGGGTTTGGATTTACATTCGTCAAAGCACCAAAACAACAGCAGGGAGATCAGACATGAACCTCAAAGAAATCTTCGCGCAGCGCGATGCTGAAATCAAGGCCGTCATGGACAAGTACGATGCCTACATCGAGAAGCTTATCGCCGATGGATCGATGGATGAGTCTAAAGCTGTAGTCACACTCAAAGTGACCGCTCTAAACCAGTCTCTCGAAACCAGCAGCGCGCATGAAGCAGCAGCTGCTGCCGTCGACATGTTGGTCGTGGCCAATTTCAACATCTCCACTGTCAGCATCTCAACCAAGAGAGGAGATAGTGCATTACCGTTACCGTTTATCGATATTAAAATCGTTGGCGGTGAGGTGCATATTTACAAGCTGAGCGTGCTCATTCATCAGTTCCCGTTCTTCCATCGCGATATCCTTACCAAGACAGTTATTAGCAATCTTGAAGATCTTATTAGAAAGCTACTTGACGGTGAGCTCTAAACAGAACACCCTACCAAGCTACCGCAAGGTAGCTTGGTAGGGTTGGATCTCATTCGCCTTTTGTTTTTGCGCCCTGCTTAGCAGTGACGTCCTTCTGCAAGGCTTCCTGAACTGACTTCAGGTCGCCTTCATAAACGACAGTTGTTTCTTCGATGATCTCAACACCTCGCTTACCGCTGATGTTGGCATAATCGCCACGCATCTGACCTTTGTCTTTGACGGTGCCGGTAGAGCTGGAGGTAGGGCTGAAGACGCTAGCGCAGCTAGCAAACAACAGGATGAGGAAGAGAAGGTTTAATTTTTTCATAACTTATTCCTTTTTGGATTTCAAGTCGTTGATAAGCGCCATGGCTGCTTCTTTAGCTTTATCCGTAGAAGCCGATGGTAAATACTTTTCAACAGCAGCAAGGATCTCCTCCTTACCAGGCTGAACCCCGCCGTTTTTCTTATTGGCAGAAACGGCAAGAGCCAGAGCTTCCTCCGAAGTAAGTGCATCGCTAGGCTTAGCAACCAAAGCATCGAGGGCCATCATAGCCGAACCAGCTCCTCCAGTGAAGATGGTCCCGAGGTACTTACTAACCGCAAGATTGACATCAACTTTACTCGATGCATCAACACCTTGTTGCTTGGTGTCCACATGAGTATCGGCTTTGATCAATGCACGATAGGAGGTTGTCCGACGAATGACAACCTTACCTTCGGTTGAAGTGATATTGTCGTACTCACCATCGTTGATAGGTGCCGTATGTTCTCTGGCAGCAACGGCGGATTTGTTTTCGAACCCAACCATACCACACGAGGTAAGGATGAGTGTAATGAGGAGGATTAAGAACGATCGCATGATTTTGGTTCCTTTTGTTGTTTTTTATGACGGCATAGAATAACCATCCCATCTCCTTTTGGAGATGGGATGGTGGATCAAGGCCCTGTTGGTATCAAATCAAGCAACTGTTGTTTAACGGCTTCCAATTCTGGAGGTACCGTAACGTTGCCTATACAGAGTCTAGCGGCGACATAATCGCCTTCTTCGAGAGCCTGAGTTATCGATGATCGATAAACCAAGAACGCTCCTCTGATTTCATCGGGTAAGCTGCGCCAGAAACTGGCGCTAACTTGTACAACATCGGTAGTTGGCGTCGGATCTTTCAGAACGACTGAAACGATACCAGTTGCATCACTCGGTTCAGGCGGGATCTCGAACGGAACGTTATTAACCGTTCCATCCTTGAACGTGACCTTGTACATTCTTTCGTTGGGTAACATTGTGCAGGTTCCTTATGTGTTGATAGTGTAGACCGAATCAAGGTCGGTGATCGTTGCCTGGTAGGCAGGAGCAGTAGCGACTTTAAGTTCGATATCACTGTCGGGGAAGGTAGCCAACCCACCGTTACCAGCGGAACCTGTAAGGTTCCTTCTCTCGATATCGTTATCCGGGAAGGTAGCGAGACCGCCATTGCCAGCAGAGCCGGTGAGATTACGTCTTTCGATGTCGGAGTCAGGGAATGTTGCCAACCCACCGTTACCAGCGGAACCTGTAAGGTTGAGTCTTTCAATGTCAGAATCGGGGTAGTTTGCACTACCGGCGAGAACTGTTGTCGCAGGCATATCTTTGAGCAAGACATCACTATCAGCAAACGAAGTCGAACCGGGTGTCGGGTAGTATTCAGCAAGGGACATGCGCAAGATGTCGGCATCCGCGAATGTGGCTGTAATGAGGGTACCACCGGAGGCTGTGAGCGACCTAAGGAGAACATCAGCATCAGCGAACGTAGCAGTGACGAGTGTGCCTCCAGAAGCGGTAAGAGATCTAAGCAAGATATCGCTATCCGGAATAGATGTCGAACCGTTAGTTGGTCCGGCTGTTCGGTTATTGAGGAGTATATCCGCATCGGGAATCGAGGTTGTAACAACACCTGGGTAGGTCGCCGTGTTGTTAGCAACAAGGATGTCGCTATCAGGGATTGTAGTCGATCCGATTGTCGGACCAGCGGTGAGATTTCGATTGAGGATATCCGCATCGGCGAATGTTGTAGAGATGGCTACGCCACCATTTTCAACAAGGTTAGCTTTGAGGATGTCTGTGTCTGGAATCGTGGTGCTACCGGTAAGTGGGAGTTCAACCAAGGATCTGAGTAGTATGTCACTATCGGGTATGGTTGTGCTACCCATGGTAGGCTCAGCTGCAAGACTCCTTCTAAGGATATCACTATCTGGGAAGGATGTGGTGATGGTTGTGCCGCCGTTGGCAGTGAGAGATTTGAGAAGAATGTCGCTATCAGGTATCGTGGTGCTACCGATCGAAGGGCCTGCTGTAACTTGGTTAAGCAGCATATCCGAGTCTGGGATGTTGGTACTTCCAATCGTCGGCCCGGAGGGCATATTGATCAGAAGGATATCCGTATCTGGTATGTTCGTGGATCCCGATGTTGGGGCTTCTGCGCGAACAACGAGCAGGATGTCTGTATCCGGGAAGCTAGTCGAGACTGATGTTGGGTAGCTCTCGGAAAGCGCCGCGCGCATCACATCACTATCAACTACAGAGGCCGATCCGGAGGCGGGACCTTCATTAAGCACTCTCAACAAAACATCACTATCAGCAAACGAAGCACTTATGGCTGTGCTGTAGCTTTCAGTTAAGTTTTTGCTGAGAATGTCACTATCGGCTATTGATGCGCTTCCGTAACTTGGGGCCTCAGCTAGGCTTCGTAAAAGGATGTCGTTATCGGCGAACGATGTGACGATCGTGGCGACGCCATCGGACATGTTCGCGAGTAAGATGTCGGCATCGACAATGACTGCCGATATTAGAGCTGGGTACGAAGCGGTGAGTCCCGTTAAAAGGATATCGCTATCGGTAAAAGATGTTGATCCCGTGAGGATGGTTTCGTTCCAGTTATTCAGCAAGACATCACTATCCGTTTCTACCGCAGTTATTGTTCCTGGGTATGCTTCAGAAAGGTTTCTTGCTAGGATGTCTCCATCCGCGAAATAAGCGTTTATTGGATTGGTGATATCTTGCATATCGGTGCGCAAGATTTCACTATCAACAAATGCGGTACTCCCGTAAAAGGGCTCTTCATCAACATCCTTCAACAAGATATCTGGGTCGACGAAGTTGGTCGATATAGGCATAACCTCATCGACCATATTGTCTCTAAGAACATCGTTATCGACGAAGGTTACCCCAATAACCGCAGGAGTAGTTTCACTGAAGTTATTGAGGAGTATATCTTCATCAGCGAAGGTTACAGACAACACGGCCACCGAAGCCGCGAAGCTGCTAATCATCGCAGTTGAGATGGCCGTACGCATTACTTAATCAGCCCTATCAGCTAACTTGGTTGAAGGTAGGTGTACCCACAAGTGTAGCCTGAGAATGCTGTGCGGTCATCGGGTCAGTGATAACACCGAAGCCGGCCTGGATGACGCGAAGGTCAGCGATGATCGGGTAGTTGGTACCGCTAGAGATGGCGCTTCCGGTATACACGATACCGTCAGTCTGGATGGTGGCTCCGCCGATGTGGTTGTTGGCAGAGGCAGTGGCGTTGGACTGAATGCCATTGATGTCGAGAGTAACGACAGTGGAGGCAGCGGCCGACCAAGTGATTTTGCAGCTGTACCAGTTACCACGAACCAAGCCGAAGGAAGAGATGGCTGAGTGGGTTGTGATCAAGGTACCGGCGGGGTTCCTGACGTAAAGCGTTACGTTAGGACTGGTTGTCGTATCGAGCAGCATCGAGAGAACTGTTGTCGCTTGTGTTGGAACAGTTGTTGTGATGTTGGTACCAGATGTCCTAGCACAGAGGCAGTAAGCGACAGTCGCCGCTGCTGTAGTCGGGATGTAGAATGCGAATTCGACTGTGGTATCGACAGTAGCGCTGGAGTTGACCCAGCCGTTGCAGATGGTTGAGTTGTAGCTAACGCCAGTACCGGTAGCAGCGCTAGACTTCATGCCACGTTCCTTGATGGTGATCGGCTGAAGAATGAGCGCGGAGCTGGAACCGTTAACGCCCTGAACACGGATGTTGTAGGTTTTGCAGTAGTAGGTGATGGCTGACTTGAATTGAACGTTGTCGCCGCTGATCTGGAAGCTATCGTTGTCCTGGATGCCTGCCGGAAGGGTGAAGGTCCAGCCGTTGGCTGTACCCTGACCGCCGACGTTGCAGCTGAAGATAGTCTGCCCTGCTGTTGCGTAGATAGACATGATGATGATCCTTGTTGTGTTAGTTGAGTAGGTTGAAGACTGGGGTGCCAACAAGAGTGGCGTTGGCGTGTTGGGACGTCATAGGATCGGTGAGGACGTTGTAACTGTTTTGAGTGATAACCAAATCTGCCATCAAAGGAGCACCTGAGTTAGCAACTCCATTGGAACACCCTGTCCACATACCTCCATCAATAGCTGCCTGTTGTAAATTGAGGTGATAGGATGAAGATGTACCAGCAACAACTTGAGTACCGTTGATATCAAGCGTGACTGTTGTTGCTGCGGCTGCTGTCCACGTTATCTTGACACTAATCCACACCGATCGAGTAAGGCCGAATGCAGATGATGCAGTAATTAAAGATTGGAGGGCTCCTGACGTGTTGAGTGCGTATAGACTTACGGTCGGAGTCGCTACGTTGGAGATCATCAGCGCTAGAATGTGTGAAGTTCCTGTTGGTGATGAACTGCTGAGGTACGATGTGCCCCTTGCCATGATCGAATACAGCGAGTTAGATCCTGCCGGAGGAATGTAGGCCGCAAATTCAACTGTACAGTCCATGGAAGCGCTAGTATTAACCAGACTGTTGTAAATCGCTGAGTTATAACTCAAACCCGATACACTAGTTAGGTTAGGTCGCATCCCACGCTCGCCAACGATAAACGTTTGCGCAATCAGTGTCGTGTTGCCACCATTAACGCCGTTGACGCGCACTGCGTATTGTCTACAGTAGTAAGCTGTGGCTGATTTGAACTGGACGGAATCACCACTGATTTGAAAAAGGTCATTATCTGCAACTCCAGCAGGTAAAGTAAAAGTCCAGCCGTTGGCTGTACCTTGTCCACCAACTGAGCAGTTGAAGATAGTCTGTCCTGCTGTCGCATAGATAGCCATCTTGTTACCTTGGGGTTAAGAGGATTGATTGAATGTTGGTGATCCTAAAGCTGACGCATTGGTCGGCAATGATTGGAGTTTTTCATCGATCTTTGTTGTTGAGTTCTCAATAACCTTAAGATCAGAAATGATCATCGTGTTTCCCGATCCTGATGGTCCACCGTACGAATCTAAGCCTGTTGAAAAGTTTAAGTTAGGGAATGCCACATTGCTACCTGATGTAGTCACTACACCATTGAGCGTAGTTGACCACAATACCGAAGATCCAGCTGGTATGGATATCGAATACTGATTCCATTGTCCACGTCTACATGTGTTCGTGCTCGTTAGAACCATCGTGTTAGATGCGCCAGCACCGGTTTTGCAGTACAAGATAACGCCTGATGTTGTAGTGACGTATATGTACATGTAGTAAGTGGCCGCAGAGGACTTACCAAATATAGCAAACTCATGGTTGATCGATGGTGTCGCATTGATGTAGAAATTGAAGGAGATGGTGTAGGAATTTTGTCCGCTGTTGTTAATAGCGAATGACGAATAGATGGTGCTGTTGTAGGATATTCCCTGCCCTAGGGCAGTCATCTTCATACCAAAGTCGACAACGTTTATAAGCCTGTTGGCATAAACCGTTGTACCGCCATTAACAGCCATTATCCTAACGACCATATGAGCACATCTAAATGTCCCAGTAGACTTAGGCTGGACATAATCTCCACTAATCTGGAATTGATCATTGTCCAGCACTCCAGCTGGCAAACTAAAGGTCCAGCCGTTGGCTGTACCCTGACCGTTAACAGAACATTGCAAGATGTTCTGAACAACATCTAAGGCTAGTGCCATAAGAACATCTCCATGTTAGTTGTTAAGGTGAGCAAGCAATGCGGAGCTCTGTTGAAGAAATCCATTGGAAAGAGGCGTAGGTGTGTTTACGGATTTTAGAATCCGTATTACCGCCTTTCTGGGTGTATCCAACGGGAAGCGTGTACGGGATGTCAACGTTAGCTTCATTGAACACAACGATTTGAGTGAATGGTAAGAGGTCGTCGAGAACAACTCCAGTGTCACAGCCTTTAGTCTTCCCGTTGTCGGCTTGAACTACCATGTAAGCGACTCCGGCTGTTGTCATTTCGTATTCAGCACTTCTTGGTAACTGGTCAACATTGCTCACATTACCTAAGCCAAGATCAGTCTTGGTCAATGTAACGAATTCAACCTGACCTGTCGATGCGTTCGTGACGGCCAGGACTTGCTTCAGGGTTGTAGCCACTCCAGTCGGAAGTCGCCACACCTTACCATCGGCGGTCATGAAACCGACGATATTTTCAATGATGTCTGTACTATCGGGCATAAAGGTTACCCCTTGGGTGGTGAATTATTATGGTTCCATAGGATGATCAAAAAGCGTTCTACTCCTCCCATCATGGGAGGAGTAGAACGTCAACTTACGGAAGGAGGTATTTGATCACAACTTCACCAGCACCAACCGTAGGATTGTTACTGATGCTAACTCGTAGCGGAGCGGCAGCAAGACCACTAAACACATCCTGCCTAAAGACATAAGTGCCAATCGCAGCTGGGTAGCTCTTGTTGTCCGTTGCATAGCACGATGGACTAGAAGCTTTACCAACAGAGATACGAGCATTGTTGTCGTAGGCCGTTGTGATGACGACTCTAACTTCGATGACTCGAACGAGGTCCGGTATATCGAAAGTTGAATCAGTGATAGCATCAATACCGATCGTCAACCGACGCACAACGTCATTACCAGTTAGCCCTTCAGAGATATCAGTAACCTGACCTCTTGAGTTGACTGTCATGAGCGGGTTACGGTAGGTACCCTCAGTGACATCGGTATCGGCAATGGATATACTGATATCGTCATCCAGTGCCCCACCACCAACTAAGCCAGGTCCAACTGTAACTGTTCTTGATGCAGGAACGATCAGGATCCAGTCATCAACAGTATCAATGCCTGCTGAGAGCCAGATGGCTTTGGTTACTGTGTTGACGTAGTGCATAGCTAAGTCGGGAGGAGGTAATGTTGGATCTTCCTCAGCTCTGATGGTGTGGATTTTGGGATCTTCGGGCATTAGGGAGCTCCTTGAAATTGGTTAGGTATAAGATGACTACCCTTAGGAATTAAATTTGACAACTATAAATACGCGCGCGCAGGCCTGCGTTGCTAGAAGGAAGTATCTTACTACGTAAGATACTTATAAATATAAACTTATACTCTAAAGAGTATAAGAAGATATTAATAAATACTTCTTCTTATATAAGAAATAATAATAGATAAATAAAGATATAACTAGTATTAAGTAATCTTAATACTAGTATCTATACGCGCAAGCGCGCACGAGAACAACTAAAAAAATATTTATAGATATCATAACTTATACCCTTCCCTGAGTGGAAGGGTAGAACAACAAAGTAAGATTTCATCGATATCAAGAATCTTTCAAAAAAGATGGCGAAGCAAAAATCATCAACTAAAACTCAAAGTTATTCTACACTCTAAAGCCGAAGGAATGAATTACAAAGAACACTGAGTAGGGAACATCACAAACTCTTAAATTGAGGATTGAGACCTTAGAGATATTTAAAGTAAATGTAGTCGTTATCACTCTATGAGCCACCCAAACCAACGAAGGAGAATCTAATGAGTTTAGAATCGGTTGATCCAACCAAATTATTCTCTCTGTTTTTCGAAGCCGTTAAGCAGCTTCTATGCAAGGATGATGAAATCATCATCTCTCGACGAGCTACAACACAAGACCTTCATGATGTTTGGAACAATGATGAATTGATTCTTGAACAGGTTGATAATACCATCAAGATCAGTAGCAAGACGAGGAATGGTAAGATCCTAACCATCGAATCGATCCTCGATGATCAAGACATGCAATTCATTCATGCCTTCTATGCAAGATGCAAATCGATAAGAAGCAGAGTAACTATAGCCAGAGGTTACTGCATCGCATGGGGAACTCACAGCAAAGAAGCTCGTACTCACTTTAGTGACATAGCTGATGTGATCGAGCTTCGCGGTAAATTCATGATTAAGGGCAATGTTCATGACGGTAGTGGATTCTCTACATTTAGCGATAAGCAAGTGATTAGACAGATGTTCGAAATGCCGCAGTACAAGGAGCTTAAACGCGCTTGCGCTGTAAACGCTGTCTATCCCAACAATACCGCCATGATGTACGGTAAATTCAAGATCTCTCCAGAGTGGCGCTACAAGCGCAATCAGAACAGTAGACATTACGTTGCGATGGGAGATATACCATCCACCTACCTGGCATCGGCCAGGTAGGTGGATGCTGTACTCGAAGATCTTGTAGATATACATTACTTAAGTGATGAAGTCAAGAAAAAAAATAAGGAGATTTCCATGCAAGCTTTAGTTGGTACGCCGGTCGTTGACCGCATGAGCAGCTACAAGAAAGTTGTTGACTTGATAGAGTTCGAAGGAATAATGGAAAGACTGTACAAAAAGGACGATGCGTTTTTCATTTTCTCTTGGGTAGATCAAGACAACGTATGTCATAGATAGGTGATCATACCGGTGTCCGTAGAGGATGCTTATGGTTACATCAAAGGTGATATAAAGTTGCGCGATCTCTACCACAAGACTGAGACGTTCATTTTCGACAGATTCCCTGGAGATGAGATCAGGAAGTATCCTCTATCTGACTTACTTAAGATCGACTACGAGCCTGCGGCAGATTCTGATCTTTCCGATCTCATCTGTAGTGATGAAGCTAGCGCCATGCGCGGAATCATGAGATCCTCACCCGAAATCAATCTTGAAATTTTAAGGAAAACAACATGAGACGTTTCGATTACTGCGAGGAGGTCGTTGCTCCTATAAATGCTACAGCATCATTGAAAGGACATGGCCTCGAGGGATGGGAACTTAAGGCGGTTGTTCCTGATCAGGATGGAAAACTCCGTCTCATACTTATGCGAGAGATCATAACCACCGAGCACCTGCTTGAGGCCTCGAATAACTTACGGACGTCAAGAGCCCCGTATCTCAACATCAAAAACACAAAAGGATAATCCCATGACACACATGACATTCCTCAATTCCAGAAGCCTTAATAAGAACAACCTCGAAGAGAATAAGAACGTTATTGTGTTCCTCATCGAAAGTTACATGCAACAGAAGTTTCCTCCCAAAGACTTCAGCATGGATGATACACGTTATCGCTCCGCTATGCGATCCATCGTCACATCCATCATCACCGACATGTTGAATCCAACCAACTGTCCGATGGAACCGCGACTTGATATCAAACTGACTATCAATGACGTATTCAGCGTGACATCTCTGAATAGTGTGCATCGCGGTGGTATCGCTTGGGCCTCAGTCGGGAGTAAGAATGAAGACATCCTTCTCGAGATATATCTCACATTGTTGAGAATGATTGAGTTCGGTGACCCTAGTCATTACGCTCTGATCTATCCAACCTTCGATGGCATTATCGATGTGGTAGAAGTTGCGGATGCTTGCACCAAAGATCCATTAGCCCTGGCCAGATGCCACACAATCTGCCACAAAGCGAACCTCCCATGTGGGCGTGATGCTATTCTGACCGCTAGGTCTAATGCCTACAGCATGCTGAGGAAGTTCTACAGCGATGAGTTCGCTGAAGTTTTCCATAAGTGCATCATTGACCGATACATGCATCACATCAAACCGAGCGCAATCAGCGTTGCTGTAGCACTCGAGGGTGAATATGGATGGGTTATCCCCGTCTATAATTCGTCTGTGAAAGATGCGCACTTCACTATCCTGGAACCGGCACACCTTGTTCCTGGGTTCATCAAAATCCGCAGCAACCGAGAACTTCGTGCTAAGGTTGGATACCGAAGCGTTACCGACTTCGACAACAATCTCTACGATGATCACGAAGCCTGCAAGAAACTCATCACCATGATCGCTAAACAAGAATTCGGAGAATAATCATGTTCAAGCAAATTGGTGACGTCATCGGATCGTTCTTGTTCGGCGGATTCGTCAACAGGAATAAAACCTTGGAAGTCAAGACTGAGGAGCCTCCAGTTCAAGAAGATCAATCCAAAAAAGGAACATTGACTTTCTCTCTCGTCTTCTGTCCATTCTGCGGTAACGTGAATGAGAAGAAATTCAATATCTACAAGAATGCCGTAGGTTGCGGTTCCTGTGGATCTTTGGGTCCCGTCGGAGAAGATGTTCATCAAAGCGTTGCGAAATGGAATTCGCGAGTCCACAAACTCAAAATACAGGACAACAAATGAAAAGACTGATTGAAATTCTCACCTCGCGCCGCGCAAAAGTTGTCCAGGTGTTTATTATCTGGACAGCGGTCGTGGCGTGCAGTTCCGCCATCATCATCAGAACCGTCGACAAGAAGCGAGCCGATGAGAGAGCTCAGTGCGAAGCTGGTCACCATGTGTACGGATCCTGGTGCACATCAGGACTCAGCATGGGTCAGCAAATGCGATTCTGTAAACACTGCAATCTTCGGCAAGATACCGAAGCAGTCAAAGGAGTCGGCAAATGAAATTCAAAGAAATTCTCCCGGCTCTTTTCGGCATTGCCATCCTGGCGCTTTGTTTGGCCATTCTTGCCGGGGCCAACCAATCCGCCTACGACAAGTACCAACGCGAAAAGAAAGATTGCGCAGAGGGGCGGCATCGTTACGGATGCTGGGAATCATCTCCTGGTAATCCAGGAAAGCAAAGCCGAACCTGCATCCACTGTAATTGGCGGCAGGATGCGTCAGTCATCAAGGAGGAGGACAAGTGAAATTCAAAAGACTTCGGGAAATCCTACATGAGCAAGGATGCCTATACGACACTGCACTGTGTCGCGTAATGCAACTGATTGAGGGTCTTGAAGATCAGGAACAGGCGGCTAAGTGCGCCAGAAGACTTGTCCTAGCCTTGATTAGACAGCAACAGAGCGTCCTGTCCGATAAGCATCGCCCTGGTGGCCTAATGTTGGTTGAACTTGGAGGATATGAATACCCTGTCAGGTACCTTGTGGAAATGAGTAGAGATACAACACTCACTAACGAGGATATTGGCAAATTCCTTTTCAACCTCATATACAAACCCTCATCAAAGGAAACGGGTCGTGAGACGACATCCCTTCGCCCAAGAAGAAGTTGTTCCCAACGAGATCGCTGAAACGTCTAAAGGTAACTACCTCTGGAATACATTCGACGCGATCGTAAAAGGCCTCGGTCTCAACGTTCGTGTTACCGGATGTAACGACCTTAGTCATGACATCAACTGCTCCAAGGAAGACTTCGAAACTATCCTCGCCCTCCTCAAAGAGGCGACAGAACCCAAACCGATCCAACCACCGAAATGAATAGGAGCAAATCATGCAATTAGAAATCTGTGCCTATTGCCAATTCACACTCACTTCTCCTCGCACTCGCGTCTTCATCCAGGACGGTAATGATAAACGCTCCATTGGCTTCGCGCAGCAATGCACGAACTGTTCTAATCTCGGGAGGATGTATAACAAGCCCGACGAGCGTCAGCAGGCTAAGTTCATTGTTTCAACTGACAGGAATTGCTACTTAGAAACTGACGATATTGCTGAGATATCGGACTTCCTGATGCAATTGGTTTCCCAGCCATTCGAAGCATCAGTCAACTTCGGTAGGCACATGCACAGTTTTTGCACCTTCAGCCATAAGAAAAGCGTCATCTATCCAGGAGAACTCCTCCTAACGATCAACTGTGTCGTTAACAACTTCGAGGATAAAAACATAGCACTGAAGGATAAGGTGGAGAACGTCTTCGGATACACACGTCCAGAATCCACCAAGACAATCCGACCACTCGTTCACAAAATCCTCAGTGATTTAGAGGAGCGCTACAAAACACATCTCGCCATCGAAGATGTTCGGACCGTCCAAAAACAAAGAGAAGAAGGATTAATCTCATGATCGTCAAGCATTCGAAAGCATCACGCCAAATCCGCATCCACTCACCCTTCATCCACGAGCGTCATACAACGCTCATCGATGCCACACTGAACAACATCACAATCCCCATCATCAAGCGTCCAGCATTCTTCGCTACAAGGAGAAAGTGACGATGAGCAAACTTACAATCTCAGTCATTCCAGACTCTGAACTTCCGCAGGACGAAGGTCCGCCGATACAGGTTATCCCATCCTTGGAATCCATCCGCAACCGGCTAGCGCCCTTTACGTTTCGCGAGTTCATCAGGAATAAGTTGTCTGTCAGGATGACTTTCTTTGAGAAGCTTGTGACTGGCCTTCTGGTGGAGAGCTTCTATCCAACCAAGCGAAATCTCACCGTCGACCTTGAGACGACCGGTGTCGATTTTGAGGCGGTACTACAAGATCATGCCAGAAGAAATATCGGTCAAGCCGCTTGGGATGCATTCATGCAAAGCGCCAAGGAAAACGTCTACCGAAGGATGCGCTATGGTCAGCACTGAATTGGATAAGCTGACTGCTAAATGGATGGCCGAGGAATGCACTAACGCCTCGGTCAACATTAGGCAGAAGTACATCTTCACCGAAGCCCTCCCTTGTGACGATGCCTTCGTCATTACTGGAGACTTTTACTACGCCATGTACCCAGGCCGAAAACTCATGCGTGAATTCAAACGCGTGATCAAAAGGAGAAAGCGCCGATGAAGTACAAAGAGCTTAGACCTTTGGTTGATGAATTTCGTCAAATCATTGCCGCTAGACATGTGGTCAAGTTGGCTACGAGAAGGAAGCACCTCAACAACGTGATGTCTGTGATCGGAAAGCGCCGCATCGATAGCCCTAATGGTTTACTGCGTTACCTTGCCGATATCACGATATCCTACAACAGAACCGGGAGAATGGGCAAGATGCGTACATTTTTCAGCAGACTCAAGGTGGCAACATGTCACTAAGGCTAGTTAAGGGAAACATCTTCTCCTACGCCAATTCTCACATCATCGTTCAACAATGCAACTGCGTCAGCGAAGACCTGAAAGGACTGGCTCAAAAAATCTACAGACAATATCCGGATACCGACACTAGACAAGGACGTCGATGTGTTGAGTTATACGGAAGATGCCTGATAGGAGAAATGAACATGCCCTTCGGTGTCAAAGTACGAGTTGCTAATCTCTACGCACAAATCTACCCAGGGAAGCCAGCTCTCTTTGGGCCGGATAGTGCGGTCAGTCGACTTGAGAAATTCAGGGAGGCTTTCATTGAACTCACCACAGCAACCTCGGATGTCGATAGCTTGGCTATACCGAAGAATATCGGTAGTGGCTTGGCCAAAGGCAACTGGGAAGATTATGCCGAAACAATACGAAACATTGCCAACGATTGGTGTCCGAAAAGAGAGATCATCGTCGTTGACTTCGGTGGTGATTAGTTAGATCTAGCTTGGCCCAGGCCAAGCTAGATCTTTTTTTTTGTTTCATTTGTACTTGAGGCGGTAAAACCATCCTATGTTTACACACTCAACAACCTCAGGAGTTCTCATGAACGCAAGAGAGCAGTTTCTCCTCAACATCAGAGATGTTAGCCCGATGGTTCGAGCTTATCTCAACGAACAGAGCTACCTGGCAGAAGTCGAAACCGTAGACGTTCTTAGTGATACTACAATCTTCAATCTGGTCCTGAACAAGGTCAACCAAGAATTGATCACTATGGGTATCATGCTGGAATGTGGCGATGACATGTACACCGACTCCAACATCATCAAAGTCATTTACCATCTCCGCACGGTATTCGACATCAATCACTTCCCTGAGCTGCTCAGAGGCAATCAGGATCTGAAAGAAATCCTTGGTGCGCTTCTTATCGGAGACGACTACGATGAGTCTAACCTGATCCACGAGATCGTTAGCTTACTCAACCGAACATTCCCGCTATCTCCGGTTTATTCCTACCTGGAAACATACATGGAACATTTCAGCAACAATGAAAGTTTCCATGCTCACATCGACAGCATGCTCACAGGAGCGATGATCGAACAGCACTACAGCAACAACTCGGTTCTGATGAGTGACTTCACCAACAAGGTAGTCGCCTACACCACAGTCGTCAGTAACCGCATTGGAACTATGTCTAAGGCTGATAACGGTGCCGTCTATGTCACCACTGTTGATTTAGCAACGGCTGCCGTTGCTCCTCACATTCTCAACATCATCGATGATTCATTCCTCCCGTACTACCTAGCCTCAAACGATTCCAATCCTTGGTACTGCCAAACTGTTGAGGATGGTAACGTTGTCGCCTATCGCAAATCATGCAAGTTCTTCCTAGATCACTACGTCGGTCTGAATGCTGAAGGATACGATGACACCGCGATCCTTGGTGTTTCTTCCATGTTCTACAGGGCCGAGTGGGGTCTGGATAAGAATTTGGTCGAACTTGAGAAAGAGTGCACACGACTCAATATCAACCAAGCATTCAAAGAAAGAATCGTTGCCGTTCTCACGAAACTTTCTCAACCTGTTGTGGGATCAACCATTAATCCTAATCAAGGGCAACCGTCATGAATGAAGCCTTTTCCAAGTGCGTTAAGCTTCCGGCAGTGATGCCTCGGTTGCTTGAACGGAAGATCCTTCTGAGCTACTTCACTGCCATTGTGCACAACAAGGTAGTGGAGATGGTAACTGCTCAACCTGATGGTAACTGGAAAGTCGACCCAACTGCACTTCAGACGCTGATGTCACAAACGCCGATCACTGTCGGTGATGTGATTAAGGTCGTTTCCAATCATAGATCGTACCTAACCATTTACGGCGGCGATGACGTTCTATGGAACATCAAAGAAGATGATGATGGACCTCTCTTCGATATCTATGACCAGATCGTTCTTAAGGAAGGCGATATCGCTAACTTCAAGGGAGCTGAAACCACAACCACCATCGGTCGTTTCGTCTTGAACTATATCGTAGGTGCTAGTGTCTTCGGCGACAAGATCCCATACATCAACACGGTCTGGAATATCGGTAAGACTGAAGATCTGATCGCAGCCGGACTCCTTGCCGGGACGATTACTATGGTCGAGTACAGGAAGTATATCGATCATGGATACTTCATCGGTCACTTAGCGGAAATCTCCGTCCCTACAATCACAGAACGCAGCTTCACTACTGATCCAAAAATCAAAGCCCGTAAAAAGGAACTCTTTGAGGAACACAAGGATCAGCTCAGTGATCCGTTGGTTCTTGACAAGATCGAGAATGAGTTGCTCAAGATGGATAGAGAGTACCTCAAGGGTGATGATAGTCTTGGTTTCCACTTGGCCGTTAACCCGACCAAGTCCTTGGCTATCCACAGGAAGAAACTCTTCCTTACAGTCGGTGCTATCGAAGACTTCACATCCGGCGCAACATCTGGATATGTCAACATCCCCAACAGCCTTGCTGAAGGATGGAACAAGAATAACTTCGATGCCATCGCTAACGAGATCCGCAAAGGTTCTTACTCTCGTGGTATCTTGACCGCCCTAGGTGGTGCCATGGCCAAAACACTCTTACGCATCTTCCAGGATGTGAAGGTTGTTATGGACGACTGTAAAACCACCAAAGGAATTCGCATCAACCTTAGCAAGGAAGAGCTCGGTAGGTACCAAGGAAGATTCGTCATCGGCCCCTCTGGCCTAACCCCGATCAACTCGGAGACTGCCGCAGCTTATACCGATAAAGATGTCTACATCCGTTCCCCGCTTTATTGCAAAGCTGAGGGCGGACTGTGTTATGCCTGTATCGGCAGTAAGATCAAGAGTCTCGGCCTCAACTTCATTGGTGCGCAGGCGGTCGACATTGGATCAACCTTCCAAGGTCTTCAGATGAAGAATATGCACGGTAGCAAGATTAGTACCGTGAGACTTCAGCCGATGACGTACATCAGAACCGTCGACAAGAAGAAATCTGTTCTTAGAATCAGCGACGATACTGAGGCAGAAGAGAGTACTGGAACTTGAGAAGCGTAACCATCGTCGTGGCGTTAGCCACGACGATGGGTGCCATTTCAAAATAAAGTTACATCTACATTACATATTTGAGCTGGTATATTAACGCCAGTTAGGAGGAAGAAAACAAAAAAACAGTCGAGGTTAGCAATGAAAGTTGCTTCATTGAAATCATTAGGATACATTCGAGATTCGATTAACGAAGCTGGTCAAGTGTTCGATACTGCATCAACCTGGCCACATGATATCATCAGTAGTCGAGGTCGAGCCAAGGTCAAACTTTACCGATTCATTGGTTCTGTAAAGAAGGCCGAGATGAGATCCGTTGCTGAATTGGTTGCAGAAATGTTCTACCCTAAACCGGCTGGGGCTACACGGTTGATTCATCGCGATGGCGATGAAATGAACTGCAAACTGACCAACCTTCTCTGGGTTGATGATGAGGATTACAGAATCCCTAAGGATGCTGTTAAAGTTCCCGAATTTCCTGGAATCAGAGTAACTAGAGATGGAGCGGTCTATAGATCAAACTCCACTCGCTTCCTTAGACATAAAAAGGAAATTACATACTCATTTCGTGGTAAGGCTTATGGTGTCTCCGTGGCTAGATTGGTGGCTCTCGCATTCCTTCCAAAACCCACAGCATGGAAAACCATGATTGTTGTAGTCGTCGATAAAACTCTGCCACCAACACCAGATAATCTGGCCTGGATGAGCAAACAAGAACATGCCATGTACCTTAAGAAGCTCAAGTTCGCCGGGTAAAACTATTGTATGCTTGCTTCTGTCAAAGATCAACTACAAAGGAATTACTTATGGCTAGACCCAGAAAGAACACGACCACCGTCACTGGTGTTGTCAACCAAGGAACTCCTCCCATGAATGAAACCCAACCCACTCCTGAAGCTACCGCCACCGAAACGGTCGTCGTTAGTGAAGCTCCTGTTGTCGAGACTCAACCTGCTCCGGCTCCGATCATCCCGGAACCGCAAAGAGAGCCGAAACTCGCGGCTCCTGTCGATGTTGTCAAGACCGGCACCAAGCAAGCTGAACTCCTTGCCAATTTCGAAAAGGCCTTCAAAGCTACCCCGGCTCACACCGATGCCTCTCGTGCCGTCCTCGTTGACCTGCTCAAGAAGGCTACCGTCTACCTGATCGAACATCCGGACATCGAGAACCTGGTCATCTTCTACGACTTCTTCCTGAAGAATCGTGGTCTCATGATCGATGCCAGCGTGATCTACGGCATTAATGACAGCATCAGTGCTGGAACTCGTCGTCAGATGAGCGTTCTGTACACCGCCATCAACATGACCATCGACTACAAGAAGAACCTCAGCCGCGTCAAGCCCAACCTTGATATCGTGCGCGAGACCCTCCATCGCGAAGAGATCGTCAGCTTCCTTGCCACTCGCATCGAGTGATAGAAGATACACCTACGTCACCCTTGCGGGTGACGTAGGTGGTCTTTCATTCTTCCACATCAGTTTTTTTATCGCTAAGATTGATCACATCTTGTTGTTCATTGGCACCAAGTTCCCCTGCCGAGACAGGACGAATTTCAGCATTACCACTGATGACCCCATCGAGCTTGTTATCGATGTCATCTTCAGTGGCATCGCCATGTCTGGGCGGAATGATGTCACCAACCTTAACGGCCCTGAGGAGGTTAGCAACGGTTTCGGCGGTACCGACGTTAGCCTCAGTATTTTGCTTACTGAGCATGATCTTAACGTTGTTGATTTCGGAACTTTCCATGCTCTTGAGGATACTGTCTACGGTGGTGAAAACACCGAGTCTACTCTCAAGTTCACTCGATCGCATCTTATCGATGTCGTCGAAGTTGAGTTTGTTAGCCGCTGCGCTAAGCTTCTCAGCCATAGCTCTGCGGATTTCGTTGTTCTTTGCAGAGAGTGCAACAACTGCATCGATGCGGTCATCAACTTGCTTGCTCATAAATAAGTTCTCCAAACGGAATTAATCCGTAATTTTGTAGTGTTGGTCATATGATTGTATACGACAACACAATTCGTCATTCAACAGTGGGCAGGTGGAATTGATCCTTTTCTGTTGATGAATTGAGCAGTTGTAGTTGGCGATGCGTGAGGCACATCGTTAATTGCAATGTCGTTGAGCGAGTGGATGTGGTTGGTGGCTCCCCAATCATGCCCGTAGTTTCTTTCATCCTCAGGGGTGGGAGATGAGAGAAATACTTGTTCGAGGTAAGCTACACCAGGGCCTCGCGGCCCTGGTGTAGCTTCCTTTCTTTTTTCAGCGATTAAAAACTAGAGGACTCACTGATTTTATATCGAGTAAGTAGAGGCATCTCAGTGAAGCTTGAGATCTACATTACTTATAAGAGCAACCACTTTCCATAAGGATAAAATCGAATGAAAATTATCATTGTTTTGAGCGGACCTCCTTCATGTGGTAAGGACACTGCGGCATCTGCGTTCAATCGCTGGTACCATTGCTGCGAGCATTTGGAAATGAAGCGACAGCTTTTCAAAATCGCCAAGTCTATCATCCCCTTCAGTGAGAAAGAATGGGACGAACGCTACGAGTGTCCGACACTCAAGAGTCAACCTTGGGATAAACTCGGCGGATTAAGTCAGCGCCAGTTCATGATCAAGATCTCGGAAGAATGGTGCAAGCCTATTTTCGGAAAAGATTACTTCGGTCACATGGCAGTTAAGTCTGTCATCGACACTGACAACGATATCCCATGGACGACCAACACCTTCTACTTCTTCAGTGATGGTGGTTTCATGGAAGAGATCGAGTGTCTTAAAGAAGTCAAAGACTCGAAACTCATCGTCATTCGGATTCACAGAGAAGGTAAATCGTTCGCCGGCGACTCACGCAATTATCTCTACCTCCCTGGTAGTGATGCTGATGTTGTCAATGACGGAACACCTGACGACCTCTGCTACAAGATTCATCAGAAGGTTGAAGAGTTGTCGGGAATCAAATTCGGCGACCACAACTTCTGGCTTAGAGATAAAACCGGCCTGGTGCCAGTAGAAGCTTAACATAGGAGATGGATTATGTATGATGAACATGTCAAAGCGCCAAGCATAATCTATCTCCCACGCAGAAAAGATGTGGATGGATGTGTACAAATTCTTCAGGATGAAGACATAGTTGACATCTGTCATCACATGCTGGATGGGTGGAGTGATGAGCGGATAGCTTTCTACTTCTCCCATGTCCCAGCGAACATCATTAAGAGCATCAGACTCAAGGAGTATGATTTCGATATCTGCTCCAAGTACACTTACAACAGTATTCAGACCAATCAAGATAAGGCGTATTCGGTTGCCACCCTGCACGTCGATAACCCGGATTTTACATTGGCTGATTTGGCTACTGTTGAAAACATCACCCAGATCGATGCTCAAGCCTGCCTCGAATTTGCGCATGAGCTCGGTTTCTTTTAACCCACCCCAACCAAGGAGATTTTCATGAGCGTGAATACCAAGTCTTACGAAGCTAAAGACATTGAATCAGTTGAAACGGTACTCGATCACATCCGCCTTAAGCCTACGATGTATGGCTTTTCTCCCAACCAAAAGGGGATGTATCAGTTGCTCAAGGAAATCATCGACAACTCTATCGATGAAGCCAAAATCACGAAAGATAAGAAGCATTTGATCTCTATCACTTTCGTTCTGAAAGCCGAAGGTCGATTCCAAGTCATCATCACCGACACAGGTCGCGGTATCCCACTTCACAAACTTGACGCATCGTACACCAAGTATGGTACATCCGGTAAGTGGTCACCCTCTTCCTACACTACATCCATCGGTACATTCGGTGTTGGCGTTAAGGCCACCAATGCTCTCTCGAAATTCATCACTGTCATCTCTCGTCGTCGTGATGGTTTCGCCATCGTTCATTCTCGTCTTGGTAAGACCATGAGGAGCGAGGTTCTTGAGATGCATCCAGAAGACCGTTCACTTGATGGTGTTACAGTCATTTATGAGCCCGACTGGACAGTCTACAAAGACGCTGGCGATTTCTTTGAGGACACTCCTGATAGCGGCATCAAGCTGCTCTTGGACTACCTCGACTTCGAAGCAACTTTCGTTAGGAACATCAGATTCTCAGTCAAAGCCTGTTCAATCGCAGAAGATCCTGATTACCACATTGGGGCTCCGATCGAAGACATCTGGCGCTCACTCTACTACAAACGCGAAACCAATAGCGCTAGAGAAATCTACCTCTCCCCGGAGAACGTAAGTTTCAGTAGCTATGTTCTTCGCTCCAACGGCATCAATGCTCCTGTTCTTTGGGAATCGCCCATCATCGAACAAGACATCAATGTTGATGGTCGCCTTGGATACACGATTCAAACCTTCCTTCAGAAAGACTTCGGTAAAAGAAGTCAGATGATGGTTGCTGCGGTTAACATGGTCCGCATCCAAAACCCTAAGGCATCACATGTCTTCGGTACAATTTCCGTTATCAAAAAGATGCTCATGAAGAAGATCGCAGATGTTGAAATGCGAGACTACTTCGAGAACTTCTACCAACTACCTGGTGGTATCATCATCATGGCAGAATGGCAAGGAGCCAACTTTGATGACCAAGCCAAGAATAACTTCAGCGACAATGAGTTCTTGAAGCAATTCACGGCTAGCCTCATCAAAGCATGCGAACGTCTTGGTGACGACTTCTGGAAGGATTACCTTCTTCAAATCTTTGAGGATGTTGAAGAGCGCTACAAGCGATTCCTCAATCGCGACCTCAAATCCAACAACGGCCTCAAGAACCTCAAGTATACACTCAATAACCCTGATTGTTACCTTGAATGTGTTTCTCGTGACAAGACCATCACCGAGATCTTCTTCGCTGAAGGCGACTCGTCCGGTGACTACATTAAGCAACACCGCAATGCACAGACTCAAGCTGTGTACAAGTGTCGTGGCAAGCCTACCAATCCGTTCAAGAAAGAAACGCGCCAGCTTCGCTCTAGCGAAATGTATCAAGACTTGAGCAAGATCCTTGGTGTTAGCCCAACTGATACCAATCTTGACAACATGAACTTCGCGACGATCTGCTTGCTGGCTGACGCTGACTGTGACGGCTATCATATCCGGTCACTCTGCATCGGTACGCTCTACAAGATCAATCCTCTGATTGTCACTTCCGGTCGCGTTATCATGATCAACCCGCCGTTGTATCTACTGCTTCACAAGAAGCTTCGGATTTTTGCCAGAGATGCACATGCATTGATGGATCAGCGAGTTGACATGTACAATTCCCTTCTTCGCATCAAGGTCTATGGTGAGGTCGCTCATCATGAACTGTCCGGCGCAGCATTCAGAGACTTCTGCTATCTGATCTATGAGGTTGGTCGCATCATCAATGCGGTTGCCACCAAACTGATCATCGATCCGCATATCCTTGAAAGCTTGGTGAGTGTTGTCGATCATCTTGATCCTATCAATCCTGAGAAGATCAAAGAAGGTCTTGCACTTGACCACTGCGAATACCGAAAAGAAAGCGACAGTCTCATCCTTACCGTAGGTAATGTTGACACTGTTATTCAGTGCAAAGACTTGGCTACTGAAATCCGCATGAATGTGTTGCCTACCTTGCGGGCAGTTAAGCACAACAGGATTTACGTGACTGTGACAACAAGACATTCGCCCCTTTACAACGAGAGGATGATGACTTATCTCCAGCTCTATCAAGTCTTCCAGACCATCAACGAATACTTTGTTCCTAGCAGACTCAAAGGGTTGGCTCAGGTTCCTCCTGCCCAGCTTGTGCATGTTTGTTTGGACCCGCTCACTCGTAGTTACACCAAGATCACGAACGTCGGTGATGTTGACATCATCCACGAAATCTTTGGTGTTGCAACGAAACTGCGTAAGATGCTCATCCAAGAAAACCTCCAAGATCTTGAGCAAGTTCTCAAGTTCAAGGGCGCTAAGGATGATGATTACATCGACGCAGAGTAACGATACATTCGACTCATAGCTCAATCGGATAGAGCAACCGCCTTCTAAGCGGTCGGTTTCTGGTTCAAGTCCAGATGGGTCGACTCTTAATCTTTCATCGCCCACCTCCCCAGGATGAAAAGAGATGAGAAGACATTCAGACATACATTACCTTAAGGTAACCTCAACCTCAACCCATGTCAAGGAGTCATAGTGACATGCAATTTCCACCGTCAAAAGACGTAGCCTACAAATCGTTCCATCAGTTGATGGAAGAAGGGGTCAACTTTGATCGGTCGGATGCTATGGATGGTGATCCCCTCTTTAGAGAAGAGGATGTTCATAACACATCGCACCCACTGATGAAAATCCTCAGAAGAATTCTAGTTGACGACAAGGTTAGCAAAGAGTACATCACCGATCGATATGCTGAGTACGCCAGAGTTGTTCTTGGTGAAACCCCAAGTAGGATCTCATCGGGTAGAGGGAATCTCCTTTCAACTTTGGCCAGGAATGAAATCACGTACAAGAAGTTCGTTGAAATTCTTGAATGTATCCTCGGCTATTCCGTCGACATCAGTGTGACTCTTGTTGATAAGAAGGCCACGGTCCGTAGCTTCACTTATTCCAACATCAACACCTCAGCTCATCGACAAGTTCAACTCTAACCTCAACAACCGCAGCTGGTGAAAACTGGCTGCGGTTATTTTTTGGAGACCCTCATGGCAGAAGATACAGTAAATGGAAAAATGAACGCCGATGAAGCCGTTGTCTCGGACTACCGAGACTATGGTCTACACACGGTTGCCACCAAACTCCCGCACGTCATCGATGGACTGAAGCCGATCCAGAAAAGGATCCTTTGGACTATCTATCATCGCAATCCTGGAAAGCATAAAGCTACCGTTCTTGGTGGTGATGTGCTTGAGAAATACCACGTTAGTGGTGACTCATCCGTGAACGAAGCGATCTCTCACCTCTGTCAACCCTTCAACTTCATCGTGCCTCTGCTTTACGCTGAGACTAACGTAGGTGACTACGGTGGCGGTAAACCAGCTCAGCCGCGTTATCTTGAAGTTCAGGAACATAAGTTCACAAGAGCTGTGTACTTCGACAATACCGAGTTGGGCACACTCAACATGGTTACGTCGGATACTGAAACTACCAAAGAGCCGGATTATCTCATCCCTGCTCTGCCTATGGCTTTGATCACTGGCGGCTTTGGTATGTCCATCGGGTTCAAGACTTCACCAACCACCCTCAATCTCGATGCACTTTGTAGACTGACTGTCGCTTATGTCAATCTCTACAACAAATTCGGTTTCCGCCCACCGGCCAAAGAGCTGAATGAGCAACTTGGACACTTCCTCATCCCGGATACTCCAACAGACGGTCTCCTGAGAAATGAAGCCGAACTTCTTGAAGCTTATCGGAGTGGTGATTTCAAATGCTCCATCGTTCAGGATGGTGCAATGGAAGTTACTCCAAAATCCATCATCCTCAGAACCCTTCCGTACTTCAAGAACTTTTCTCAAGCAGAAAAGAATGTTGGTAAGATGATCGTTGACAAAAAAGAAAACTTCGTCAACCTGAACATCGACGGGATTACCAATGCATCTAAGGGATGTATGGACAGCAGGGTTGAATTCACACTCAAGCGTGGCGTATCTCCCTGGGATGTCATCGAACCCCTCAAGAAACTGATCGAGTTCACTGGTCGCTACACTCCTTGCAACCGCTTCTTCACAAAGGAGCGTAAGTGCCCTGAGTTATCACCCTTCGATGTTCTCGATATGTGGTACCAAGAGCGCAAGCGATCAGTTCTCGCTGGCTTCAAGAATACCCAGAGGCATCTCACCATCGCTATGCGTCGCTTTGAGGCTATCCTCATGGCACACACTGACATGGATGCCGTCTTCCAAATCTTCAAGAATGCAAAGAAACCTGAGGACACTATCCAACCGCTCATTGAGCGATTTGGTATGACTCAGTTCCAGGCTAAATACTTGAGCGAGATCACACTCGGTAGTATTACCAACATCAACGTGGAAAAGCTTAAGCTTGACCTCGAACGTATCCACACAGAAAGCGTGGAAGTTCAGAAGAAGATGTTCATGATCGATGCGGTCATCTGCGAAGCTGCTGAAAACATCCGCAAGAAATTCGGCGGAGAATTCGGGCATAGACGCAGTGCCGTTCCTTCGTTCATCGGATGTGCTACGATCGGCCAGGGACGTATCCAATTCAATTCCTTGACCGAAGCCGACATGATCATTAGTCGCTTCGGTATCGATACCGATATTCGGCTCTACCCCAATGGAGTTAAGAATAAGGTTCGTCACCATGACGACGGATTGGACGATGAGAGTGAACTCAGCTTCCCTAAAGAATTCGTTACGAAACATTTCCAAGTGTCCAACCGGAAACACAAATTTACAGTCGGTATTCGCAAGAACCCGACAACTATCTTTGCGGTTAAGGGACTACACTATAGGGATGAACCGGATGTTAAGTACGTTCACGTCAGTGAGCAATTCTTGACAATTGACAAAGACGGTTGTCTCAAGATCCTGACTCCCAACGATTTGGCCGTACGTAAAAGTGCGGATAGCACCGGTATCTTAAGTGATATCGAAAACGTATACCCGATCGTTAGTAATGAGGTCTACATCGCATACATCAACTCCAACGAGAAAAATGTCGTGCGTGTTGTGAAACTCGAAACTAGCGGTAGGTTGAGACGGTCGCCACTTGGCGAGACGACAATCTTGACTGTTTGGAAGCCTGGTGAAGATTCGATCATCTCTGTTCCCGAATCCCACTTGAATCGCATTTCTATCGCGCACGTTCTAATCCATTCTTCCGAAACGGCCGGGTCGATCATTATCGATCTTTCCAAGAGATCATCCAGCGATGGAAGATCCCTGAGTAAGTATGGAACACACCTGATGCATTTGAAATAAAGAACAAGTTGCCTCCGGGAGCTCATCGCTCCCGGAGGTTGTGTCCAGTGTATTAATTTTTTTTTTGAGGAGATAAACCTATGTCTAAAAAAGAGACCATCGTCAGTCTTAAAACACTCATTTCTTTAGATGGGACTGACACAGAAATATGTGCGAAGAAGATCGCTGAACTTAGAGAAGAAATGGCTAAGAACAGAGATACTTCGTATGTATTCAAATCAACAGAAACACAGCGTATCGTTCTTGATGACACTACACAAGAAGAGCTCAGACAAAAACTTAAAGATCTTAGTAACGCAATCTTTAGATGAATAGATGTCAGTCATCGTATACATCTAATTCAAAAAGGAGTCTATCATGGCTGACATGGCGAGCAAACGCAAGGCGCTCATCTCTTATGTCCAGAGTCTTTCTGGAATCGATCCTAACGGAACAAACGTCAAGCGATATGTCGATATGTTTACCAACATGTCCGACAAAGAGCTAACAACTTTCATGACCAATATGCGAGAAGGAAGAGTGCAATTCAACTTCTCCGTTCCAAACATGACTAAACGAATCTCGCTCGACCAAATCCTGGCTACGGCTAAAAAGGTCGACGTTAAGTTGTTCGATTACGTATGGTTCTACGACAAAGAACTCAAGACGCACTACAGATCGAGACATAAGCTCCCTATCCTCAGGCTTCCACTGAGAAGGATGCAGCAGTTCTTGGATAAGAAGCTCAGTGTTCCTGATAGTGACCGCCGGATCGATATGATCACTGGTCAGGTTACAGGTAAGGACAGAGCTTCGTCTGTTACTGCTCCCGAGATTCAGGCTCTTAGTGCTAAAGGATTGAAAAACACACTCAATGAATTGGTTACAGTTCGTGGTGGTGATATCAATGCCTACGGTAGTTTCCGAGCTATGTTGGAAGAGACTGGCAGCGCCAGCCTCAAGAACATCCCTGGTGGTTCGGTCAGCAGAACGGCTCAAGTTGCAAGTGTGCTCCTTGCGGGTATGCACATTGATAGCAACCTCATCGATGAATGACTCTAAATCTACCAGCTGGCTTAGCGGCCAGCTGGTAGGTCTTAGACGATTATATGTTTAATTCAAGGAGATTCACATGCCAAACGGTCTATTCATTACCGAAACTCAAAAGCCCGTCTCGTCTCCTCAAGTCGCCAAGACAACTTCGTCGGATACCACCTATCTGAGTCAAGTTGATCCCAAAACACTGAAGGCGCTTCAGGCCAACACGCCATACGCAATTACAAATGATACAGAATTGGCAAGAGCCAAATCTGATGCATTCTCTAATTTCTACTCAGACAAGACTTCATTAACGTCGAATCAGTATAGAGCGATCGAAGATATCAACGTCGTCGCTCCTAATCAAGACGGCGCCGCATCAACCGATGACGCTCCAGATTTTGACCCAGAACCTTCTTTCTGGGAAAAGACAAAAGATGTCGGTGCTACGGTTTGGGACAAAACTAAATCTGGTGGTCAGTACGTCATCAACAAAATTGGTGATGTTCTAGAATACTCAGGAGTAGATAGGAACAACGCCGAAGGAATCATCTCCGGCGATCCCTTAGCGGTAGCTCAGGCTTCACCAACTCTTCTTGGTAACGTGTTCGATACCGTAGCTAAGTCTGGAGCGATGGACATCTTCAAGGAAGCATCAGAAAACAATCCTGCCGAATTCAATCCTGACCTGGAGGAGAATACGGAAAACTGTCTTGCTGCCATGCCTGGAACAGACGAGAACATAGCAGCAGCTAAGTCTGTTGTTGGTGTTCAGGCTAAAGATACAGTGACCGGAGACACCATAAAGCAATATGGATCAGTTGGCGTCGATATCTTCTCGTCCGTCATCCAACAACCAAGATCAGCATCTGTTGGACAGACATTCGATCCGATGATAAACGTGGCGACTACAGATCGCTACTCTAAATCGAGTTCTGTTCTGACAGAGATTGGAGCTATCGATACAAATCAGCAGAGAATGGCTAAAGCGACAAATATCGTTGCTACAAGCTCCAATAACAATGTCCTCCAGGGCGTTGGAACATTGGCATCTCCTGGTTATTCTCCATCGATACCTACTGCCAGACAAGCTACAACATTTGGTGTCGTCAAGATACTGGATCTTCGAGAGAAGACTGTCCCTGAAAGCAAACCTAAGTGACTAAACCACCCTAGCGGCATGAGCCGCTAGGGTGGCTAGTTCTTTTTATTTTTTACGCTGCCGTACCATCTCTATATCTCGCAAGACCGGTTATTTCAAGATCGTTTTAGATCTATATTACCTATTTGCAACCCCGAAATGCAAGAAGACATAACTAAGGTTGGATCATGCGAGTATTCAAATATACATGTTCCTCGGATGCCGTCGCGCTATGTCACAATGGCTTGTACAAAGAGATCCTCATCTCTAACGGCACTCCGCTCCCCATTCACGCTGTAGACTGCAACAACAAAGCAGAACTACTTCCTGTGGATACCTATCCGATCAGACATGGATACCTAGTGATTACCGTCAGGCATCACATAGGTTCTAGAGCATCGAAGGACCAGAGGTACTACTCTGGAATCCCTCTTCAGACAATCGTCATAGAGATTCCACAGATGGAAATTGAACGTCGTAGTTTTTACGACGTCGAGACAAACTACTTGTTCTCAAGTTCCATCATCGGTTCAAAAGTTGATCATCCATTCAAAATGGATATCTTGAATGATGCAGTTGAGAAGGCAATGCTTAGCATCAAAAATGCTCATAGCAAGTTCTTCATCTCTTGTGTAATCAATGATCCAAAAGCAAGGGCTGGCAATGTCTTTGCTTATTTCGCAGGTGCTACAGTACCGATCTCGGTAACCAATGTAAAAGCGCCGGAAGCTACGATGAATCTAGTTGTTAATAATGGGGACGTGTCTTATATGACCGCATCTCTAAATATAGAATCACTATTCACAGACGGAAATTTTGTGCATAGCGAAACCGAATCATTGATTGCCCTTGGGTTAACGGCCGATGAAGCTGTTACTGCCCATAAGAAATTTCAAAGCGCCCAAGAGGCGGCAGTTGTTGAAAGCGTCGGCAAAAGGATGGCGGCCGAACGCGATGATTTCAAGACTCGATACAGCGCTCTCGAAAGAAAGGTCAAGCTGCTCGAAGATTCAAAGGCCAACGAAATCCTAGAATTCAAAAACAAAATCGCTACATCAGAATTAAACCAAGAGAAGATTCTGATGGAAAACAGGAGAGTTAAGGCGGAAGCCGCAGAATGGAAAGCAATTTACGAAGCCCGCGTGGATCAAGCTAATGCGTCAGCTAAACTCCATTCAGAAATGGAGAGAAGAGTTGAGCAGGAGTATCGAACCAGAAAAGCGGAAGAAGCCTCTAGAGCAGAAACAATCAATCTGATAATGACGATTGGTAAAGCGCTCGGTGGCTTTTTGGTCGGCGTCCTTATCCCAGCACTCATTAACAAAAAGAGGTGAATCTGTGTGGAAAGAACTACTAGGCGAAATCATTGATGAGATGCCGAACTTCAACGACAAGCTTCTCATCGACTTCAGAGAAGACAAAATTGGGGAAATCCCTCAATATCTCGACGAGCTTTTCCGGCAATCAATCGGAATCCTGCATAACACGCTTACCCCAGAGAAACCACGATTGGAATATCTCACCTACAGTGAGATGACACCTGAAGAGCGATGCGATCACATGAATCAGCGTAGCGTTCAGGGTAAGAAATTCGACATTCGAGTGTCAGACATTCGAGTAATGAAATACGTATTCCGTTTCGAACATGAACTGTTCGAAATGATCGTTGACATTCCCTACGTGAATAACCATGGGATCACAATCGACGACATCGATCATTACCCTCTCTTCGCCATCGTCGAGAAGGGTGGTATGTATCGATATGACTCTTCAGAGGTTGTCTTCCAAGTGATGCGCGCTCGCCTCAAATTCTGGCGAAATGAACGCGGTGCATTCCGAACGGTTGACGGCTTCACATTCAAAGATGAAATCATCACTTGCAAGATCCACCAGGCTAGCGGTGGTAAGCGCAAGCGACCTCCATTGATCATCTATCATCTCGCTAAATTCTCCTTCAAAGGCACCATGGAGTACTATGGTGTTGGAGATAAGATTTCAATGATCTATTCTGAAATTATTCCAGCTGAAGTTGGATATAAGTTCGTTCAAATCGAAGATCGGATCTATTTGAAGATTTTAGAATCCGAACTCGGAAGTCAATTCGTTAGACGTGTCGTGGTGTCGTTGGTTGCTGTCTTCGCCTCCAATCGCGGATTCAGTTTCAATGATGCTAATAATACCGTTTACTACAAGGTCACTCTCGGTAAGATGACCTACCCGTCGGTTAAGAAACCGCTCCTCCTCCTCAACAACGCTGAAAATCACCTCCAGACTAACGAGACGATGCTTGACGAAGCGGCCAAACGCCAACACAGAAGCATCGGCATTGTAGCAAAGGACCTTGAAGAACATCTTCTCCTGGTCTTCACGAACATCGATAAATGGCTGAAGAATTATCAGCCTCACAATCTCTACGATAAGAAGATAGGCGCATTGGATCAAATGATGGCCGGCCTGGTCCGGAACTTCAACACCAAGTTGTTTAAGATCGTTAACAGCAAACAAGGTTTAAATAGAGAGAGTGTTAAAGCTCTCATGCAGGCTACACGCAAGACTAAATGGATTAGCACGTCGACGATGTTCCGTGCAAAGCCAACAGTCTACAACGACAACTTCATGTTGAGCGTTGGTGCCAAACGAATCAGATCTATGAACGATGTCGAATTAGCTGACGGTGGTGGAGGCGGGACCTCACTATCACCTCATCTTCTTCAAGCTCACAGCTCCCAGCTGGTAGTCGAATCCCCCCTTGGCTTCCCTTCCTCATCTCCAGTTGTTACCGGCTCGATCAACGGCTTCTTGGAGATCGAAGATGATGGCTCAATCATCCGTCCTTCATGGGCAGATGAAATCGATGACGCATTCGCACGCTAAGAAAAAAATAACTCGCCCACCTCCGAGTACCACCCCTCAAAACAAAATCATCATGGAGTCCTTTTCAGATGTACAATCCTTCCGCTGCCCCCCATCCCTACGTCACCCTGTTCAACAACTCCTTCCGACCCACCCTCGACGGAATGGTAAATAAAGGCATGTTGTCCGGACAAGCCGCCAATATGTGCCTCACTGAAGGTGCCACTATCAGTGCTGATTTCATCAGGCAGATCATTGGTGGCTATCCGAATGGGATCAATGAATTTGAGTTCATCAATCACCTCGAAAGCTACATCAGTGGTCTCGCTGCGCGTCAGGCACAACAAGGCAGGCAGTGGCAACAGCCGGCGAATCCTGGATGGAATCAGCCGGTTAGCAACGGATGGGGTCAACAACAGCAGCCGAGCTGGGGACAACCTCAGCAACCAGTCTACAACGCTGGTTATGGCGCCAATGTCTGGGGTCAACAACCCCAGAATTTCCAGCAAGGCAACAGCTGGCAATCTAGCAATTCGTTCGATCGTCCCAACTATCCCACGAATGCGACCTCCTACGCCTCGCTCGCCTCTGTACAGAATCAGAATCCCCAATCTCCTCAGCAGCAGAAAGAAGAAGATCGTCCCAAGGCTTCCGCTCGGGATAAGAAGCGCGAAGGCTGGATCCGTCCCGTTGAGCGTAGCATCGCCCATGTTGGTGATTTGTCTACCGCGTCGACCGCAGCTACTCGCTACTTCGGCAATGCCGGATTCTTCAAGTCTACCATCTCTCCGATCCAAACCTTCGCTTCTCTTGACGCCATCAAGCTGTTCCTTGGAAACTTCTACAAAGAAGAGCTTGCTGTCAATAAGAAGTGTTTCATCCTCGGCAAGTTCAAACGTCTTCAGATCGTCAACTCTCCTGCTGCTGAAATTCGCGCAGCGCAGAAGAGGATCGGTCAAGCCGTTACTAACAAAACTTCTGCCGTTGATCTGATCGTCGCGACCATTAAGGTCCTCGAATCGTTTGCTGTTGCAACGTTCAACGCTGTGCAGAAACTCCTCATCGATCGAATCAATGCCTGCTTCCGTGCCGGTCTTATCGATACTGAGGCCTATCACATCACTTGTACGGGAGCCCCGGCTATCTCCAATCTCAAAGGAGCGCTGGAGCTTACTGCATCCGATTACCGCAACGCCGCGCTCTCGGTCTATTTCAGTGCTCCCAATTTCGAGTCGCGGTACAATGCCATTGTCCGCTTCGTCATTGTCGGATTTGCTGAACGCTGTGTGATCTCTTCTCAGTCCACCGACATCATCGATGTTGGCGATGGATTCGGCAACGGAACCTTCCTCAAAGATCGCGTTCTTTGCGCCAAGGTCGAAGAAGAAGATGCGATCATCAAAGAATTCGAATCCGAAAATTGCATCCTCGTTTATGAGGACAACGTCATCTTCACTACCATGGACAGCGCAGACACCTGCGTTGATACCTCAGTGAGGAATGCTGACACTACGCGCATCGTTGGTCAGGAATCGAGTGACGTCGAGTTCTGTCTGAAAGAATCGCTCTGTGAAATCGTTCCCTACACTGTCGTGGTTATGAAGAGCTTCGAAGACGACGATCGGCACATCATCAAAGCCGGCATCAGCGTCGACTCGAGAATCGTGACTCGATAAGAGTGATCATCCGTTGCTGGAGAAATCCAGCAACGGATGAGATTCTCTATCTTTATCTTTTTTAACCTGGAGAGGAGGAAAATGGAAATGTCAAGATTAAGTATTAACAAGTATTATCCAACCGATCTCGATGCCCAAGAGGTAGCGGCTGAGATTTTCAAGATGATGCGCGCACTTGATGAAGAACTTCATATTGACATGAGGTTTAAATACAAATCCGTCAATGAAATCGACTACGACGCATACCCAGACCCTAAGTATTTCGTTGACCATTTGGTGAACTCATGGGATGTGAGAACTATCCGACTGGATGGCGTCATCGTCGGCAACATCATGGCCGATGTCTCCGGAGAAGACTGGCATACATACAAGGAATCGGTCAATATCTGTAACCTCTACCTTAAGCCTGAGTTCCGTTCTCATGGTTATGGTGAGGAGGCTATGAGATTGATCATCGAGGACTACAAGCCTAGGTGCAAATCGGTGACTCTCCAGGTTTACGATTGTAACCATAAAGCCATGAAGTTCTATCTTGAAAAGCTCAAGTTTAAACCCTTGTCTCATACCTTGGTTCTTGATCTCTGACCCATCTCTACCTACCACCCTTGCGGGTGGTAGGTAGAGGTAGGAGAGGTTTTTCTTTTTTCTTACACGAAATACTGGCTACCGTTTTCGTAGTGCAGAGTTTCGGAGATGGTTGTACCGGTATCGCTAAGATCGTTGCCTGTGGAGCAGCGATGTACAGCGAGCTGAGTGTAGATGGCTTCAGTGTAGGTGAAGCCGAAGCGAGAGATCGATTTTTCGATGCCACTGTAGAAACCGAGTTCACTAACGCGAGCAAGACGGACGTCGCCGTCGTACATCACATTGATGGCCTCAGCAACTTCAGCACCTGTAACTTTGGCGAGACAGGTAACGCTGGCAACAACTTTGCTTGTCGCTGTGGATTCGGTGTCGATGCCGGAAGTTTTGACAGGAACCGGAGTGAGGTGGCTGTTGTCGAAGAGGTATTCGGAAGAGCTACCGTCGACAAGGTTAACGCGGTCAACCTCAACGGTATTGCTAGGGAATTCGAGCTTCTTGAGCCAGAAGGCGTAGTACTCAACACCACCGATAGTCTCTTTGGTGAGCATGCGGTAGGTCGGTAGTGCCGGATCTGTAGGTGCAACAAGAGAAGCGAACAGTGTAGGGTTGCCATCAAGCTGAGACACCGGGATCACACGGAAGGGAATGGGCAGGTAAAGGTCCATGTTCTCTTCCGAAGGGATGTACGGGCTAGCCAGCGTGGTGTCACTGATGTTGTAGAAACCGTTAATGCCGATGCCGAAGTATTGAAGCTTCGGATATTCACCAGGAGCCAATGTAGGCGCAGGGTTGTTGTTGCGCTTGTGATTGATGGTGGTGTTGTGGCGAACGGTGAGGGGGATGCTCATTTGAGCGCTGAGCTGGTTGACGATACCCAGAAGGGTATTGGTGCTCGTCACGGTAGCGAAGGGGCTAGGCATAGAGATTCATCCCTTATTTGAGAACGTTGAAGGTAGGTCCGCCGGAGGTGGCAAGAGAACCTGCGACGGTCTCGAGTTCCTCGGCCAGATAGTAGACGTTGTTGATTTTAACTTTGAAGTTGCTCACAACAACATTCTTGCTAGGGGTGACAACCTTGATGACAGAAAGAACGTCCGTACCTTGGTTGCGAAGCTTGTTGGTCGCGGCCTGGTGAATGGAGACACCATTGACTTTGAACAGAGTCTGGTTGGAGCCGTTGTTGGTGATCGTCAGGTTGTTCCACTGGTTAGGAACAATGACGCTGGCAACGGTGTTGAGGAGATCAGCAGCGGAAGCTCCATTGAGAGAGTACGCACTGACGTCACCCGAAGTGTTGGCACCAACGGCACCGTATCCAACGTTGAGGCTGCTAACCATGAAGAGCATTTCGGTGCCAGCATCAGGATAGAACATCAGGTGGATTTCGCTGTTGGCTGTCCAGTTGGGAAGGAAGCTACCAGGGATCGTCAGATCTTTAGTGCTATCCATCTGAACGCCACGGTCCTGAATGACGAAGGGAACGTTGGTAATAACCGACGGTTCGCCGACTTTACTCATGAGAACATTGACGGTTTTGGGACCGGGAGGGACGTAGTTAGCAGCAACGTTGAGGCTGCTGTTGACGATGGTGAAGAGGGCGTCGTCAGCACCGTTGCCGGTAAGCGAGAAGGACCATCCATCAACGTGGTTTTGGCCGTCGACATCGAATGTGCGAACAGTTGTACCAACAGTGGTTCTGCGCATAGTTATTTCCTTACTTAGGAGTTAAGTTGAAGCTATAAAATATCGTTCAATGAAATGAGCTGCTTCTACCCCGTTGCGGGGTAGAAGCAGCCTACGGATTATCCTTCCATCAGTGTGGGATCAGTCTGAGTGCCACTAACTGTTGTCGTCAGTAGTACGGAGAGGATTTCAGAATCTGATGTTGGGTATCCTGTACCCACCAACGGGAGGGCGGACAGGATTTCAGGATCAACCGTTTCGCTCATGACGCCAGAGGGTGCCATCGAGCTAGTGATTTCAGTATCGGATGTCGGGAAGGCACGTGGTGTACCAACGCCAACGTAGCTAAGGACTTCAGTTTCAACTGTAGCATCCGAGTAGAGGATGTTGCCGAGTTCATCTGTAAGTACAATGCCAGCTTCATCAACGAGTTGGCGCTCTGTGTCGCTAAGAACAGGATACGAAGCGGTGAGTGTACCAAAGTTCATGGTAGACAGGATCTCACTATCCGCAGCAGTTCCGTTAATGACAGGCAGACCAAGCGAGCTCAAGATTTCGGCATCAGCAGCAGTGCTGTTCAGAGTCTTGCCATTGACAGTAGCGTCAAGGCTAGACAGAATTTCACTATCTGTTGTTGTAGATGTTAGAGCCTTGCGAATTGCCGCAGTGTCGTATTTGTCACTCAAGATCTCACCATCAGCAGCCACGCTATTCAGCATGCCGACGCCAACGAAGGAGATGATCTCACTATCGCTAACGGTAACATGGAGAACGTTAGGTGCTTTATGCTCATCGAGTTCACTGAGGATTTCAGCATCCGACGGTGTGCTATTGAGTTTGAAGTGACCAGCGAAGCTAAGGATTTCTGTGTCCGTAGCGTTACTGTTGAGAATACCACGATAAGCCAAGACATTGAGGTTGCTGAGAATTTCAGCGTCAGTGGCCGTGCTGTTGAGTTTGCGAATGTTGACATTACTGAGGATCTCACTGTCAGATGCAGAAGAATTCAGATGAGCAATCATCAGCGAGCTAAGAATTTCAGGATCAGTAGCGGAGGAGCTAAGAACCTTAGGCGGAACGTTGATAACAGGAGATACCGACTTGATCACGAAAGTTGTCATACCAATAGAGCCAGCTCTACCGATAATCTTACCATCGTAAACAACTCTAGTCCTATCATAAACTCGAGAGGTTGTTGAAACTTCGCTTGTCTCACGTCTCGTGATTGGGTTCTTCATTCTGCGTCTACTCGAAATGGTTCTAGGAACTCTTTCGCTAGGTCTGAGTGTATTGAGTAGAACTCCTTCACGTTCAATCTTCGTTGTCGTATCAACGATGAACGGATCGATCCTGATTTTGGAATCGGTGTACTGCTCTCTGACAGACTTATCATTGAGAACCATAGGGGTCGCTTGATGATAAGAACTGAGATTCGCGGCGGTGTCCAAGAATGTGATGTTGTAGCTACACAGCTGGATGAACAGCTGACGCATAAGCGCAAAGTTGTCGCTAGTGAAATCACTAAACACCGTACTCTTACTGTCTCCAAGATTGATGATCGATTTGATGATGGAGTTAGCAACATCAGTGTACGCCATCCGAACATCTTTGGAGCTCTCGATCAGATTGATGATCGAGTTGAGGATGGCACTATTGTCGAACCAGTCTTTGTACGTCAGGTAGTTGATCCGAGTATTGAGAGGGATTTCTCCCTTAACTCTGACCTGATCGTAGAACAGGTCATTCGCTAAGTGGTAGGTTTGTTCACCTCTGGATCTGACGTAGTTATGGTCATGCTCCATCCCAGCAAATTGCGTATCGATGATGTCGAGCAGTTCTGTTCTAGAATGAGCGACCTTGGAAGTATCGCCAAATCGATTGAACCTAGCATCAACATCCAACGTATGCTTGATGGATAGCTTGTTGCCTCGGTAGAAGAAGGTGTCATTGAGGACCGTTCTTCCGGACTTAAGCGGCATGGTAACAACAGCAGATGTGGGTATGTAGTAAGGGTCGGCAACCATCACGATTTTGTTATTCAGTGACGCGTAGTTGTCTTCCGAGACTTCCACGAAGTTACCTTCGACCTTCACAACTTTACCTATTAGCGCCTTAGCCGAATTGTACAAGTCGTCGACCATAACGATCTGGGTAGGAGATCCTACGATGCGGATTAGTTTACCACGAAGATTCTGGTGGTTACCCTCATCAACATCTATGGTGATTTCGTCTTCAGTACCTTCGTACAAGATAACGGCCTCGCCGATCAGATCAGCGGATGCACCAATGTTGATGGTGACATCAACTGGGATATCATCCGGATCTTCCGGGTCGTCAACAGAGTAGACAATGTTCTTATCCCTGACGAGAACGGATTTGCTCATTATCTTGCTGGAGCAGTAGTAAGCCAAGGCGATACCTTCACCGATGGTGAGATTAGCCTCAAGATCACTTCCGAGCGGATGAACAACGATGTTGTAAGCCATTTGACTAATCGACTGTTTGTAGAAGATCGTCTGGATGGCGAACTTAACGAAGTTGTTGTGCGATTGAGTATACAGATCCTTCCTATTGAGTTCAACTAGCTTGGTCGGCAACCAAGTAGAGTTGGCATGACCGATCTGCTTATCTTGATACTCAATTATGGTGTCGTTGTAGGTGAGTTCTCCTCCGTTATCCACAACGATGTCGCTACGAGAAAACTCCAATCCACCTTCTCTTTCTCTGGAGATGATGGTCTGAAGATCTTCATAGCCGTTAAGTTTGGCTGTTGCTGGAGTGTCCCTTTTGTTGATATCGATGCTGACGATATCGACTATCGGGCAGCCACGCTCTGCGGTATTTTCAGCATTGAGGAGGATCTGCTTGGCAAGTAATGTGATATGGTAAGGATCAAGAAGTTCCTTAGCCAAGATCTCAAGAGTTGACTGTTTACCACGATTAGCGATCAGATAATTGATATTCCTGTACAAGAACATCTGTTGTCTGTGTGTGAGCACGGCTCTATAGTCGCCCAAACCTTTAGAGGTGAGATACTCCCAGATGTGATCACTATGTGCATTGATGGTTTTAAGGTTTTTAATCCTCTGACCGAAGATGACATTGGGAAGAACGGACCACAGGAGAGACCACTGCGTTATCGGGTAGTATGCCTCGAACGAGAACTCTTTAACGTCCCAGCGCTTGCGGAACATCTTCAGGAAATTGGAGACAGCATCGATAATGCTACCAACTTCCTGCTCTTCAAGTTGAGTCTCGTCCCATTTCAGGAGAGTGTAGTTTGGTGCATTGATGGCGACTTCAATGTCGTCAACTGGATGCAGGATGGATTTGATAAGGTCAGACTGCTTCGGGTATCTTTCAATAAGACTGTCGAAGCTTTCGCCACCTATGCGGTAGGCGAAAGCTGTCTTAGGATGATCCAAAAGATTGGCTTTAGTGAACAGGATAGATTCACCTGTGTCAACGGATTTAACCACCATAGGAACATGGGAGATGCCGTCATCAGGAGAGACTGTATCGATGCTGATTAGGTTTTGCGGTAAGACGCCACCATAACCATCAGCGATGAAGTAGTGACCTTGCATGGATGCGTAGTAAGGAATCAGATTTTTGTAATCTGCCCTAAGGATAGTTGTAAGCCCGAGTGTAGTGATGGCTTTCTTTCTTGAGCTATCCGCAAAATGAGAGTTCTTGATAGTACACGACTTCAAGAACCTGAAAATCTCTTCAGTAGAGAGTGTGTATCTGAGCATTTGTTCCCCTTGAGGTTGCGTCAAAGATTATGGTAGCTGCTATTTTTTAATTGTTACCTGGGATCATAATACAGGTAAGCTTACCATAACCAATGAGATTGGGAGGTCATATAATGACTGAAGGGTCCAATACCGCGACGCGCGGTATACAACGTCTTTATTCGCTTTTTGGAGTTAGCAGCAGTGCGATTTCTAAGCTCAGCCCTGAGCCTGTCGTCGATACCGTTGGCGATAGTCCATCAGGCTCTTTTAGCAAATCTGAAATGGGCATGATGCTGTACGTTACCGAAAGTAATCGGTACGACAACAGCATCGGCGCAGTTCGCCAGATTCTCGAAGGAACCGCCAACTCCACAGCGAAGACGATCAACAACAACAAATCGTTCAAATCGCTCACCCCGGAATTAGGAAAGGCTAAGTCTATCCTCATTCCTTCGATCATGTCTCCCAACGATCTTCAATCGGAAAGCTTCAATATTTCCGTTGAGGTTCCGGATTTCTCCCCTGAGACCAATAGTCAATTGAGTAAACTACTCCACGACTACTTCAACAATGAACTGTGTATCGGAGAGAAGGTTAGTCAATGGATCGGTAACGCCCTCTTTGAGAATGGCTCTCAGCCGGTCCTTGTCATTCCTAAAGCCATGGTTAGAGTCTTGGCTGAGGCTACAGCTGCCGACTACAAGAAGATGAATTCAGGAAAGACTTCCAAGGTAAAGATTAAACCCTCTACCGAAGATATCACAGTTGACGGTTCGCCCAAGAGACGCATCCTCACTACAGAACGCATCCTTCCCAAGAAATCGGATTTGTTTGTTGGTGTTGAGTCGATCATTCCGGCTACGGCTACGGTCAACAAAGTTGTCAACGATGGACTCATCATTGAAGCGATGGAGAAAGCCGGCGGCGTAATCGAGGCTATCCTCAATATGTCCGATCCCAAAGACAATCTGACTAAAGAATCTCTTTATGCTGACATCAAACCAGGACTGGAGTCTTGCGCCAAAGAGATCTTTTCTCAACTGAAAGGTAGTCCTGGATCTGAAGCCTTAGTTGGAGTCAGCCACGACTACCGCAACATCATCGACCCGATTGCTACAACGAAGAAGCAATCTTCCAAAGCGATGAATGCGATCAATAAGGCCATCTATGGCGACGGCGTCAACAAAATGCTTGTCATGCATACAGACGATCCGCTCGAGAAGGGTGATCATCCTAGCATCATGGCACTACCTGCTGAATCGGTAATTCCGGTCACTATTCCTGGTGATCCTTCGGCCCACTTCGGCTACTTCGTCCTCGTTGACGAAAAAGGAACTCCGATCACTGCCGATGAAGTTTCGGATAGTACCGATGATTGCTTGAATAAGCAAGTCATCAAATCTGGTGGCAATGTCATTAGTGGTTTCACCACCAAAGGCATGACTAACGGGCAGAAATACGAAGCGGCTAACTTGGTCTACGACCTCATCGTCAAGCGTATGTTGTCTAATGAGTTAGGTCAGTTCGACCTTGACAATGTTAGCATTCGTCAGCACCAAGCCATCAGCAACTGCATGTTCCAGCGCTTCCTGCGCGGACAGAAGATCCGGACAGTGTTTGTCCCTGCCGACCTGATGGTTTACTACGCCTTCGACTATCGTAAAGATGGTACAGGTAAGTCACTCCTTGAAGACAGCGCATTCATCCTGTCTATGCGCTCTACGCTTTATGTTGCCAACATCATGGCAGCACTTAAAGCTTCTGCTGAACGCAAGAAGATTACGTTCAACCTTGGTAATGAAGCTACCAACCATGAACAAGTTGCCGAGACGTTGCATGAGTTGTATGTGCAAAAGAATCTACCCGCATGGGGCACAGATCCTTTGGCCGTTGCGCGCGACATCGTCTCCAGGAATATCTCCATCATTCCGAAAGGACTCAAGGGCCTTAGCGAGTTTGATGTTCAGACGGAAGTCCAAGCCGGAGCTAGCGTTAAGCCTGACTCCGACATGATCGATGTCCTCACCAAACAGATCATCAGCATGACGACAGTTCCTTACACTGCGCTCAACCAGGTCAGTGAGAACGAGTACTCTCGATCCATCGCTACGAACAATCTGTTCTTCGCCAACAACGTCAGAGAGAAGCAAAAGCCGACACAACGTAAGACCTCTGAGCTTATCAGAACTTACATTAGGCTTTCTTATTCTCTGACTAACAAGATCGTCCAGATCCTCAACGATTCTGAAACAGTCAAGAATGATGTTGATGCTGTCAATACCGAAGATCCTAGCATCATCGCTGAAGAAGGGGCCCAACTCTTCGAAAAAGTGATCAAGCATATCAACGTCACTTTGCCCTCTCCGAACATGGCGTTCAATAAAGCGCAATACGAAGAGACTATGGCTCAACTCGAATCCCTCAACAAAGTCATCGAACAGATCTTCAATGCCGATATCATCAAGATTGAAGCTAAGACTGACTCCGACATGATCGTCGCTATCGGTCAACACATCAAGGCTAAGTGCGCTCGCGCTATCCTCAATGCTGTTGGCATGCATCGCGACTTTAACATTCCGGAACTCGATGATGTTGATCTCTCCGAATTCCAAGGAACACAAAGGTTTGCGCGTAACCTTAGGGCTATGGTCAATAGTCTCGATATCCTCAGTAAGCCGGTCGATCCGAACACCCAAGGTGCTACACCTTCAGGTGATTCTGGTGAGCCTGCCCCGGAAGGTACTCCTAGCGATACTCCTCCTGGTTCTGCCGATCAGGGTGCTACCTCTCAGTCGCAGGACGACACCGGCGGTCAACCTACCGACGGTTCGGATGAACCTCCTGAAAATCTTGACGAGCTCAAGTTCTGAAGCCCTTCATCCCCACCTGGCGCGAGCCAGGTGGGGATGGAGTTCTTTTGTATTCAGATATACATTACTTACTTGACCCCTGAGCAAAAAAAAAAACAAGGACGAATCATGAAACAAATCAATTTCGTTAAAGAAAATGTCACTGCAAAATTGATTGCTGGTCAAAATACCGACGGATGGTGGCTGTGGCAACGTTGGTCACTTCGACCCAGAAAAGACACTAAGCCGAATGAAGCAAAAGAATTCCGTGACCTGTGGTCGTCGGACTACATGGGATCATCTGAGTTTGAGTGGGGAGCTGGTCCAAAGGCCATTAGAAACTTCACCAGCAGCGATGATATTCTCATCCTCTCATTCTCGACCGTAGATCTTGGTGATCAGGTCAAGAAGATCAAACAGCTCAATTTACTGATGAGTTCCATTCATGTCGCCTGTCGCCCGCACCATAAGGACAAGGTCGTAAACATGGTCGCATCCGTACTTCTTGGAAAATTTAGCGATCGCGGATTCAAGGAAAACACCTACCTTGAAATTGATGATATGCTAACAGCTGTTAAACGTTCTAAACATAACCCCGACATTCATGCTTGGTCTAGCATAGATAAAGACCTCGAATTCTTCATGTGGTTCGATAACCCCGATCTCATCCCAGCAGTCATGAACATCTTGACTTACTGGAAAAATAAACCCCTGCCAACCTAAGGAAAACACAATGAAAGATCAAATTCTCGTTCTCGTGACCATGGGCAAAGGCGATAGCGATCCTCACTCCATGGCAGTGATCCCCTTTGACTGTCGTCAGAAGGCCAACGAATACTGTAAAGAAGTCACCAACCTGGAGTCAAAGTACTACGTCAACGCGATGATCGTGGAGCCTAACAAAGGCTACGAATTATCGCGCCAGGTGGCAACTGAGGCTTTCGATCAGAGCTTCTTTGTTCTGCGTCCTAAGGCCACAGAAAACAAAGCGACGTCATACGTCATCACATCCAAAGAACCGCCGGTAATGATAAGTTCCCATCGTTCTTACAACTTTGCTACGGATAACGAAGCTCAGGCTGTTGACGCCATCCTCAATCTTCTGCTCGTCGGAAGAGATGCGCATGTTACCTACAGCGGCAAGGCTTTCCCAAGCATCATCATTGCACATTGTGCCGAAGGGCAGTGCATGGTTCACGTCCGAGAAACCATTGATGATTTGCCCACAAACCGAGGTGACTGGCGGTCTTATTACATGACTATCGGTAAAGATAGAAAGATCTATCTTGACCTGATCCAGAAAACAAAATTCGATGTTTTTGGAGGAGTAAGATAACATGAAAAACCTCAACAAGAAATACATCAAACATCGTTGTCATCTCGACTCCTGTAAGCGACAAGCGAAGTGGCTCACGAAAGTGAACGTCTCCGGAGATGAGAGAACGAAACAGTGCACCAAGCACATGAAGCATCGCATAAGTCTCTACGGGTCAGAGCACGTCACTGTTGAAAAGATCAGGGATGCTGATGGGGATACCGAATGTCATCGCTGCTACAATCAAGGCCTGGTTGGCTACTGTCGCAGTCTTGATGCGACCTATCCCTTCCTATGTGGTAATTGTGCCGGCGACCTTGGTGTTCACATCAACCGCTGGTACGATGAACCTAACGAATCTGACGACAGCATCGTCGCGAATGATCAAGAACAATGCGATGCGTGCGGATCACGCTGGTTTTCTGAAAAGACTAAGGATCCTAACGGTAACGATGTGACTCTCTGTTCTGATTGTCGACGGGACATGATGAATCATGACGACGAAGATCGTGCTGTTGAAGACCCTTACCCGATGCCCGATCCTGAGTACGGATCAGAAGATTATGATATCATCATGAACCAGAACTGAAACAAGAAAAATAAAGGAACTCCCGATGAACAACGTTCTTGTCTTCATTGACCGCAATGGTCGCATTCAAACGGATATCACAGCCGAAGCGCGTAAACTCTGTGCAGATGACAAGAGCGCTGATAACCTCACGATGCGCTCCGGCCCGATAGTCTGTTCAACAGAATCGCATGAGTCATGGCGAAAGCTGGCTGCCGAATATCGCGGTAAGGCCGCAGATATTGAGGCGAAGCTGGCGCTTGAGACAAAGCTTGAGACCCTTAAATTGCAAGTGAAGGAAGTTCCGAGATCGGAAGTGGAGACAGCGCACCTGAGGAGCAAGCATTTCAAAGAAGGAGACGCAAGCGACGGGCGTTCGTTTGATCCAAAAGGACAAGGATTCATCCAAGTGAAACTGGATGAGGACACCGAGTTTAAACTCGGTGATCGAGTACTTATTAAAGACACCAGCTTCCCTTGTCCGTTCTACGACCAAAGCTGGAAGAATAAATCAAACAACCCGATCATTGGAATGATCGGGACTATCAAAAATCTCGAGATCAATGAAGGTTTCGCGTCGTCAGTCATCGTCTTAGACAATGGTGAATATGCTTATATCAAACTCTGTGATTTATTGATCGTGACGCACGTCAGCATCTTCAGTGTTGTCGTCACGGAAGGCGAAATGACTTCAGGCGAGACGTTTAATTCGTCACAAGATGCGGCAGCGAAAATTGTCGAATCTTTCAATCGAAACTGCGCCATCAAAGTAACCTTCCCGTGCATGAAAAAGCATCACCCTTCGCTTATCATGCATGTGGTTGGGAAATGCGTAACTACACGAATCAGAAGTTGCTCTGGCGACATCCCGGAAAGTGAGTTATTCGATGCCTGGAACAAATCGGTTGTGCGAACCAGCGCAACTAAACAAGACATCGTCGCCATCCTCGAGGATGCCTTCATTACGGCACTGAAATCATAAACCATCGCTACGGCGATAGAAAAGGAGCAATCATCATGGAAACTGTTACCGTCTCAGTTAGAATCAATGGATCTTCTCACATCTTCAAGAAGGACGAAAAGAATGGCTGGCAAGTCTTCTGTCGTGGCGAGTTCATCATCATTGATCCGCGCCCCGGAAAGTCGAAAGAGTATGACATGACGAAACTCGAACGAGCTGAGTTGGCGGCGTACTTCTACGCAGTCGGTAAATTCTCCCTGAGCAACGCTCTTTGGGGAGATTACTGTCGCTACGTTCTCTTCACTGATTACCGATCGATGGCAGAAGGAACTGCCATCGGTTTCGACACCATGAAGAGCTACAACAAATTCTTCAAACAAGAAGTCGGTAATTGGAGGATCGGTGTGGCCAGAATGACCTTCTGTACTCAACGTGATAGCAAACCTGCCGACATTTACCACTACGAACAAAGTCTTGAATCGTTCCTTAGCGATCGAAGTGTTCGACCTAAGTCATCGGCTATGGACTTTTCCGAGAAAATTGTGAAATCTTTCCGCCATGAAAAGGGCTGGGAGCTTAACTACAAATTTCCAGGAACCAAAGACCGACTGAGCTTGTCGATCGATACCGGTACGTACCGGAACACACAGAACGGCGCCAACGAATCGGTAGAGGTTGAGCACCTTTCTGTGCGCTACCTTGAGTATACCGAATCGTATGCGGACATGGGATATCCGAAAGCCTACAACTCTCATCAATCGCAATTCTTCCGCATCACTGACCTGACGGAAGCGATCAAGTGTTTCAATGCGCGAGCTAATTCGGATCATCCTTACAGAGCTCATGAAGAAATTCCTGGGATTTCAATCGATGATTTGATAGCCGATAAGACCGGCAGTTAAACCACAACAACATGAGGAGATAGAGTCATGAACGAAGTCAAGATCCTGAAAGAAACGTTGTCTGGGGCGCAAGTCGAGACTCTCGTGAGGGATCTCGGCTTCAATGAGGACCTCCTCAACCAGCCAGTAATGCCCAACCATCATGGCGTTTATATCAATGCTGGCGCACTTCATCATGAGGAGATAGCTATTGCTGTGTCTGACGACCATGTAGTCGTCGACAACAGGATCTTGGCATTCTCTATCGATAAAGCCAGCGGCATCATTGAGATACTCGGCTGAGAAAAAAAAGAAACCCACCACCCTAGCCTTGCGGCTAGGGTGGTGAGTATTCTCAAGCTGATTTTTTTTATCAGGCTTTGCCGCTGAGCATTTCGTTGACTTGTTTCTGGAGACCAGAATCAGCCAACATGGTGTTGACCTCAGAGCTACCAGTAGCAGCCTTTTCATAGCTGATCTTGGCGAGCATGAGTTGCTTAGCGATCTTGACACCGAGGAGACGAGTAGTCCGGTTGTGCTGGACGATACCAGTGAAGTTAACCACGCGCTCCATGACTTTCGAGGTACCGATGGTACGTTCGAAGCCGATGGGACCACCGGGGTCTGTGGGGAACATGTTGGTATAGAACGCAGCATCGACGATCTTGTCGGGATCGTTGGACGGGTCGAACTGAATCACAACCATGCTCAAGGCATAGGTGCTCATCATGTAAGGGTCCTGAGTCTGGAGACGAGTCATCGAGGCGTTGGTATCCGGGTCTTGGATGTCGCGCAGCCACTGAGTGAAGAGGTTCCAAATCAAGTTACCACTCACCTCGTGGAAGGTGAAGGACGGGTTGACAGCGGAACGCTTCGCCTTGGTGGGAACGTGCATTTCTTGACCGTCGTGACCAACCACTTGACCGGAAGTCTCGAGGGTGTAACCGAAGTCGATGCCGGTGACGGCCTTGGCATGAGTCTCGAGCAGAGTCTTGATCATCTGCGCGGTTTCATGTTCGTTGGCGTACATCGTCGGAGTTTGAAGGACGACGATCTGGGCCGGAGGGAAAACAAGCGGGGTGGCAGCATCGAGGTTCTTGGCACGGAGGCCAACACCAAGTTGAGAGCCGACCAGCATGTTGGCCGCAGCCTGACCTTCACCGAGACCAAGCTTGGTGGCGTTGGCGATGAGATTTTCGTTCATGTGTGATCACCTTAACCGTTGGTAGTTTCGCGTTCGCAGATGATGTCGAATTCCGCAACGCGGAACAGACCACCACTGAAGACACGTGTTTGGATGTGATGCTTGAAGCCAAGCGCTTGTTCTTCTGCTGTCTGGTAGACGGTATTTTCATACCGGAACTTACCATTGAGTAGACGATTGGCACGTTCATCCATTTCTTTCTTGATCTGGGAATGGAGAACCGAGGCGGGAAGATCTTTACCGGAGAAGATGGCCCACACTTGGCGAGCTTCATGTTTCAGGTAGACGACAGCAGCGGCGAATTCAGCACCAACAAGCGAAGAGGTTTCTTGCTTGTAGACAGTGCGGACAGCCGGAACGTGAAGTCGAGTCATGGTGAAGAACTGAACATAGTTGGCACCGGCGTACCAGCTAAGAGCTTTCAGTTGTTCGGTGGAGGGGACCCAGTTGATCGATTTGTAAAGATCGACCTCGGAGAGAGGCATGCCTTCCGGAGCTTCGCCAAGAGCTTGAGTCTTGTGAGCGTGAGCGAGGGTCTTGGCGCGCCAAAGAGTCAGCGGAACGACAGTGAACGGCATCGAGACGTTCAGCTCACCAGCATGCATGAAGATCTCACCACGGAAGGCTTCGGTACCTTTGATGATCGACTCAGGGATGAGGACCAAGCGAGTACGGAGGGCTTCGGCTAGCGACATGTCTTCACTGGAAGTGGCGGCGGCACCGCCGTTGACAGCAACCTGAGTGGACAGGACCGGGATGACG